TCTGTTACTTAATTCTGATTTAATTAGATTTCTTATGAACCCGCTAACGGATATGGGACGAGTCTCATTATCCAAAGCGTCGTTCAGAATAATCCTGTTTACTTCCCTGACTTCCTCTTCGGTAAGCAGTACTTGTAATTTTTTTGTTAGTTTATCGCTCATAATCTCTTATTAACTGAATATTATATTATGTTTTTTAAAGTTAAAAAAAGAACGTGTTGTTTAGACACGTTCTTTATACTTAATTTATTAAATTAGTTCAACTCTTCTGAAAAAGTATCACACTTCCAACCTACTTCTAATGCTACTGCGTCAGCTGACTCGTAGTTAAGTTCACCAACAAGGTTTACACCTGAAGTGATGAAACAATCATCTAAAGTAATTTTTCTGTAAATATCACCTTCTCTGTTAAATTGTACAACAACTATTGTACCAACATAATTCTTTTTAAGACCCATTTCTCCAGTTTCTGGATTATATTGAGCTCTATACCATTGTCTTAATGTTTTATACAAGTAAGCTTGGTTAGAATCATTTAAGTTAAGCGAGAAGCTAACTGTAATATCAATTGCAGTTGCACCAGGCATACCAGCGTAAGATCTATCGGAAAACTTATATTTTTGTCCGATTGCATCTACTGCAGGAGCCATAGTATCTAATCCACTGATTGAATTAACGTGTTGTAAAAGGAACTCTTGTCCAGCAACTCCATCCGGTGGTAAAATTGTTACCTCGAATAGGTTAGCTTGAACGGGCTCGAAGTTTCTTCCCTTCTTGCTAGTTTGGTCCTCTGAATAATGTGGTAAAGCCATATCTTTAATTTCTTATTTTATTTATATATCGTTGTTTTCTTATGCAAAGTTACCCGTTGCGATTTCACCTGTATTTAATACTGTTACTCTCGATACTAAGATTTCAAGACCTTTAACTGGTTCTACGAACGTATCTAAGATTCCCATGTTGTTATCGATAACCTCAGACGTGTTGTTTGAGCCATCCATGATATTCTTATAGTCGTATACACCACCATCTTTCTTCACTGATTCCATAAAGTTATCAGCTAGAGTTTTGATCTCTAATCTAGTTTGAGCGCTATTGAATTCAAATAGGTAGTTCTTAAGGATTTCTGCAAGACCGTCTTCAATGTAAATTAATACTTCTCTTACGTGAGCTGAAGATAATGCTGATTGAACTCCTTGTTGTGCAGTCTTGTTACCTTTAATAGTTAAACCTACGCCTCTTTCGAATACGATTGGGTTGTAACCAAATGGCTCAAGAATATCTCTATCATTCTTATCAAATGAGAACTCTAAAGATTGTACTCCAGTACCACCTACAACTCCTCTTCTTGGACCTGCGATGATTGACCATGGTAATGCATCTAAATATTTGTCAATATAGTTGTTTGATACGTAAGCTGCTGGTGGAATTACTTTAGTTCTTCCATTCTCAATTACATTAAGACCAGGACCGTAGTAGAATGCGTAAGATGCACCTTCGTTGATCGATGGTAATGTGTAAAGAGATGTTGGATTAGTATCTAAGTTACCTCCTGTTGCAACGTGACGTACATTAAATCCGTAAGGAGCAAATGAGTCTTTAAACGTTGGGTTAGTTGCTGCTTTAAGTTCTTTCACCATTGGTGCGTTAAGAATTGCTGCTGCATTTTGTCTTTCTTTACATAAGAATGATAATTCTTCCTTATTTAAGATTGATCCGTTCTCTAAAGAACCAAATGTATCAACTACATATCTAAATGTAATGTTGTCTTTATCTACTAAAGCGTTACCTAAACCAGTACCTGGCTTAATTGCTGCTAGTAATTCTGCAATTGTTTTTGCAGTTTGTGTTCCACCTTCTAATGGGAATGTCTTATAGAATCCAGAAGCGTCTTCGTATCTCTTAAGTGCGTAAGCTGGTCTTAAAGAAACTACTCTGTGAGTTTCAAATCTATAATAAGTTACATCATCTACAAATGTTTTAACGATTTTCTTAACTCTAGATAGTTTACCACCATCACCTGGTATATACATTCCTACTTTAATATCAGCGTTTAATACACCAACACCATTGTAAGAATAAGTAAAGCTACCTGCGCCATTGTCATCCCAGTTCCAACCAGCACTTAGTGTAGGGAACATTTCTGCTCTATGGTTTGGAGATAATGTCCAAACATCAAAACTAGTATTGATTTTAGTTATGTAGACACCTAATTCAACTGCTTGTGCATTTGCGTAGTCTGTACTAAATCCAATATTTCCAACTGGAGATATAGTTACAACACCAGTTACGTTATCAACTTCAATGTTATTGATTGCTACATATTCACCTGCATTTTCAGATAGTAAGAATGCGTCTCCACCTGTTTGTAAATCACCATAATCAAATGGTCCAGCTGAAATTACTAAGTTACCATCACCATCAACTATGATAGATACTGGGTTTTGCCATGTTGCAGAAACTCCAGTTTCGAATTTTTCATAAGATTTAGAGATATTACCTAAAGCAGTAATAACTACATCACCACCTATATCTTCTATCTTATCGATTTTAACAAATTCTTTATCAACTAGTGCTTTTAAATATTTAGCATCAGTAAGTTCTGGGCTAAGTGCAGCTGCAGTAGCTGTTCCATCTTTAATAGTTAATACTGCACCATCAACAGAAACTATAGCACCGAATTGGGTTAAATCTATATTGTTGCTAGTTTTTTCTTGATTTACTTTATGTGATAATACTTCATAATCTTGGTAGATGTCAAAGTTATTACCGATTAAATCGATTTGTGGAAGTGCATCTTCTTGTACAGCACAGAATAAACCTGTTCTTCTAGCCTCCATATTAATTAGAGTTTCGATGTACATTTGATTACCTTCAGCATCAATAAATTCAGGGATTAAAGATAATCCATTATATTGTGCTAAAAGAGTTACTTCTCTTAATCCAGCGAATTTAGCAAATTGTGATTTTAATAAACCATCTTGATCAAAATAGTCTCCGTAGTTAGGATCATTGTTTAATTCAGTAGCGTCAAATTTACCTTTAAATACAAATACATCTACTAAGTAGTCTGATACGTATTCATCAGCTTCAACTCCTTCTGGAATGTTAGTTTCACCATACCACTCTCTTGCAGTTAATTCAAAACCTCTAGTATCAGCAGCTTGTCTGACGATAATTGTAATAGGATCTTGTTTAATGTTTACGAAAGTGATTCCGTGGTTAGTATCTTCTGAAACAGCAGTTAATAACTTTTCATCAGAAGGATTCCAAAACTTATCAATATCAAATACATCGCTAAATTTCTTAGCTAATACATCAGATGCTTGAATAGTGTTAGCAGATAAACCTTCCGCAGAAGAGTTAGTTGCTGGAGAGAATACTGATACTTTATCAGCGTCATCATCAGCAGTTAAGTTTAATGCTAAAATTGGTCCTCTAGATAAAGCTTCAATAGCTGATCTGTGGAAGAACATGTTTTTCTTTTCTAGTGACTTATCAATACCACCGAAAACTTGTTTAAATTGTTCAACATCTTCTACTAATACTGGAGTATTGTAAGGACCTTTGTTAGATCTACCTACAACCAATCTAATAGTCTCAGCTGGGATGTTCACGGTTTGTGATTTGTCAAACTCTAAGCGATATACGCCTGAGCTTTTGAACTGTAGTAATTGAGGACTTAATGCCATAATCTTTTAGTTGTTATTTTTTAATTCTTTTATTATATATCCTTGTCTTTTTGCAAATTTATTTAAGTAGGTCATAAATATCATATTGTAAATCTCCTTGCTGGTCACTGTCTTTAAATAAGATGCTTTCCATCTCGTCGTGAACCGCAGGATCTATGAAATCTAAGATCTCCTCAATGAAATCTGCATAATCCGTTGTATTAAAAAATTCAGTCGCAGTAATACATGTCATAATAACATCATCGTTCCCCATTTGAGCGCCATAACTACCGTTTGGTAAAGTACCAAATAAGGATGCCTCAGTCACTGTAACTTCATCAGTTAAATCTATTCTATTTATCTTATACAATTTTGCAAAGTTCTGACAAAAGATAGCTTTATTGTCAGATTTTAGTTTTATTCCTGGTTTTATTGTCTTTGCGTCGTGTCTATGTCTGAATTTTACTATCATCTCATCGTCAAAATCATTTCTTTGTGGAAATATACTTCTTAGATACTGGAATAAAACTGTACCATAAGTATTATACTCTACAATCATTTTTACGTTTTCAGAGTTAAAGACGTCTACTGCTAAAGTATAAAGTACTTTCGCAAAATCTTCGATGACATGTTCATTAGATTTAAACCTAGCAACTTGTTCAAATTTAAAAAAGTCGTACATCGCACCAGGATTAATAACGTTCTTAATTTCTTCTGAATTCATCGGAGCGACTTTAAAAATATTAATAACGGAGGAATCACCACCATTACCTTCTGCAATATCTACTGAGAACAACCAAAAGTTTTCAGTATCTTTACAAGTATCAATATCAAAGTTTGGATCCCATTCTAAGAAGCCCTTTGTATCAATACTAATATAGTCGAATTCATTAAAGTCATGATAGACATAAGGCTTCATTCTCTTTCTCATCTTCTTCATATCGACTGGGTCTAATAAGAGGTTGGATGAGGAAACGAATTCATTCCCATATTGTTTATTAAAGGCTTCAATCGAACCTAGGTTAGCAAGCTCTCTTTCATACCATGCCTCGTCTCTATCTGGATGTTGCCACCAATCTATTCTCGTTGCTAAGTATTCATTATCATTACGATCTGCCGCAGCATAGATTTGATAGAACTTATTAAATCCGTTTGGTGTAGATGTAATTGTTATTCTTGAGACTTTCGATGAGGATAATGTAGGATATACATTCTCGTAGAAAGAATCAGCAATCGATGGATGGACGTGGGCAAACTCATCTAGGTATAGATTATGGATTGTAAAACCAATACCAGATTTTGCTGTGGTTGATTGTCCTATTAGTCGACAACCATTATCACATCTCACATTCATGACATCATATTTAATAATACCAGGTTTCATAAAGAACGGTAGGTTCTCGATTACTGTTTTGGCTTTATCAATAATTTCTTTTGTTGAATCAGATTTATTCGCAAGTAGCAAAGTATTCTTATCCATATTAAAGGTAACATACCATGCATTAAAAATAGATGCGGTAACTGTTTTACCCATTTGTCGAGCAGCAAGAACAATATTAAATCTATCATTCTGGAAATTCCTCAACATATCCTTCTGGTAATCTCTCAACTTTACTTGTTGAATACCCTCATCGGTCATTACTACTGCATACTTCTCTGCAAAATAGACAATGTCCTTGGCACATCTAGCTAACTCGGTAATTTCCTCATCAGTATATTCAAATACAATATTACCCTTCTTTAGAAATTGTCTACCCTCGTAGAATGGTAACTTAATCTTAGGACGATAACCCTGGTCCATAGCCACTAACAGATCATCGATCTGTCGGGTAGACCATACAATCCTATCAGCAGAAGCATTAACTCCTTCTTCTTTTGGGATCCATTTATTATCTCCTATTCCGTCTGACATATTATTCTTCTGTTGGTTCTACGTCTTCAATATCATCTTCTGACGCTCCGTGAATACCTGCTTGTATTGCAGCCATTAAGTCTTTTGTACCTCTTTGAATATTTTTATTACTAGAATCTCCGCCAGCACCTTCAATTTCAGATTGATTTGCTCGTTGTTGATATATCTCAATATCTCTAGCAATTCTTTTTGTGCCCTCTTCTGCAGCCATTAAATACATGGTCTGAGATTTAATAATATCTAACATTGACTTTTGTAAAGTTGCTAACACCTCAAACATTCTAGGTGCTAATTCACCAGAGTCAATTGTTTCTAGTAGAGTAGTTAGTGCTTTTTCACCTGCTTGTAACTGGTATATTAATGACGCCATTGTCATTTCATCCATTTGTTTTTTAGCAGCGATATATTCGTCTTTTTCAATAATATCTGCATCGAGATAAAACTTCATAAGACTGGTTATAGTCTTTTGTGCCTTCTTAGTTGCACCAGACTTTAATTCAGTATAATTAACCTGTGGCGCTAGGGCAGTAGGTTTAGCTTGAATTGGCAAATCTTTAGGATCGTTTTCAACATCAAGTGGACTATCTCCAATCAATGCATCTAATTCTAATCTAATATCATCTGCTTGTTCAGCTATTGTCTTTTTCTTTTCACTCATAATATTATATTATATAATATATATCTATGTTAGTTTGTGTAACAAATTTAATCTATTTGTGTTACAAATTACCTATTTTGGTTATACTTTCTTAATTGTATCGAAGGAATTGCGTTATCAATAATATGTGTTAGTCTATTATCTCTAACAATATATTGCTGTAACATATTCGTGTGTTGGTCTTTACCGATAATCTTAGTGTACAATCTAATATTAGTCATTGCTAATTTACCTGGCATTAAAGCCCATTTCTGTGATGTTACCCAACCTTGACTAGTACTTAATTCAAAATTCTGGTCCATTACATTAATTAACGTATCTGAGACTGACATTGCAGTTAATGTATTACTCTTAGGATTTAATTGATATACATTAGCAGATGTATTTAAATATGTATTATTAAGGTTATAGATAACACCATACCATTCTCCATTTATTGGCTGTGTATCAAATGGATATGTTAATGTAAGATCATTTATATAAGCCTTAACGTGTGTTTTATTTACAGTTAATTTAAGCCCTTTAGTTCCAGTCATTCCATCAAATAAAGTTTGCTCTGCAGAATCAGATGTAAAATTAGGTTTAAACCATGCAGAGAATGCAAGATTATCTTTTGTAGATAGTTGTGAGAATTTCTTATAGACTAAACACTCAATACCTAAATCTTTTACAGATTCTAGATCATAATTGTTTTTACTAATAATAGTCCATTTATTTCTTAACTCACCATCACTAATAACTAATCCATTGTGAATTCTTTCTCTAATACCATCACCAACTTCTGAGAACATTGTTTGATATTGTTCTGGTTTAGTTGATTGTCTGTACTCATCTTGAATTTCTTCTCCAAATACTTCTTCAACTCCAGTATAAAGATCGTCTAATGTTTGATCTATTGCAACTCCAGCTGCATCGTCTCCTACTATTGTAGAAGTTCTCTCTTCGTACTTCTTTAACATTACTCTCCAGTAAGTCATAGACTGATTAAATTCATCAGCAAAACTAACTGAACTTACCTCGTACATTCTATTCATTATTGGAATGTACATATAATCTCTTGGTCTTGGAGCAATATTAGTACCGAATGCTTTTTCCATTTGACCTTTTGTAATATGAATTTCAAAATCTTCAAAGCCCATACCAAAAATATCGTATGTAAACTCTCTAGTTGGCATTGCATTATCTGGAACGACAATTTTAAGATCTGACATATCCTTTACATTGTATAAAGAATACTCCATTAATACAACATCCTTAGATCTCTTATCAGGTTCTACTCTAAAATACTTTGTATTATGTCCCCACATTTCTGAAGCCAATTCACTTATTTCAGAATAAATTGCAGTTGGTCTACTTAAATTATATGGGTCATATATTGGATCTGAGCAATCAATTACAATATTAGTACATCCTGCAACATAAGGATCGTCACAATCTGTACATAATTGAGGACATGATTGAATAGTTCCTGCTTCTGTTTCTAATTCAAATGTAACTGATAAAAGACTAACTGTATGTAATAAAGATAGTCTATTTACTTCAGCTTTAACATCTATCCACAATGGTTTTAATGGATCAAATTCTAAATTAGTAATAGCAACACCTAAAGGTTTTAATGGAGACATTTCACCACCATCACTGCCTACTGCATTTTGTGACCATCTATATTCAAATGTAAAGTTATTATCAGTATCTGGGAATTCATACCATTTTGCTGCTTCTGCAGTAAATGTAGCATCTTCTACAGTAGTAATAGTATTTGCTATAATTGTATCTACTGTAAAAGTTTGAGAACCTACGATAAACTGATCACCAGGAGTAAGAGTCCATGCAACGCCAGTACCAATAATAGTTTTAGAACCTGCCGTTAATTGTACTGTTCCAATACTGGTTGGTGAATTAACACCATACAGAATAGACCAATTCAGAACCTTTTTTACGTCTAAGTAAGGTTCTTGTAATTTAGCGAAGAAATAGTCTCCGATTGCGCTTGCTGTAAAATTTGTTACTGCCATTAATGAAAGAAGCTAGGCTTCTATTTTTTATTATATATCTGACTCCCAATCAGTGATTAAAAGCATTTCAGGATTATCTCCTTCATGATGCTCTAAAGCTTGTATAAATGTATTAGTTACTGCCAATACTTCGACTGTATTATTTTCAGCCTGGAATAGATCTAAAGAGCTTAAAAAATCTCTTAATTTAAATATTTTAAACTTTTCATATTCTTTAAAGAGGCCTGCTTTTATTAAAATAGAATTAGCCAACTTAAGTTCATGTTGTTCATTAAACATATCGAACATTCTCATAGAGCCTCTTAGTGTTTTAATATCGTATTTAATAGTTTTTACCTGATCTACTTTTACAATTCTATTATAGCTAGAGTTTGCATTAAGATTTACTCTAATAAATGATAGGTTTGGCATTGATTGAAAGATCTGCCATATAAAATAAATTGAAGTAGCTTCTTTATGAATATTAATATCGCTTACTGTACGAAATCTGTTAACCTCATTTGAAAACTTTTTATTTAAATATTGTTCCATACGATCTTTGCTAACTAAAAAACTAAAAGAAGTCATAGATCTGGAGTTGGTATCTCTACTGATAATACCCCATAACTTTAAATCTATAGAATTATACTTGTATAAAGTAATATCTATAATCTCTGTAAAAATATCATTTGCCTGTTGCATATACCTCTATCTGTTCTTCAATTTTTTTTAAATCTGCGTATAGAGAATCCTTAGCGAATACTTTTAATTCGTTAAACTCTCTATTGCCGATCTCATTTTTATTCATATAAATCTCTACAGCTCTTTCGCTTGGATTATATTTATCTGGCGTATTTTTCTTAGCTTTTTTAGTCTTAGTATAAAACCACCGTGGAACAGATTGAAATCTAGAGGCAACTACTGACCAGCATTCTACCACATTACCACCATTTATGCCATTAACATTAAACATCTGTGCATTTGCAGGATATTTAATTGACATAAAACGATTTATCATAAAGTGGTGTCGCCTTTTAGTATGTTGTTTTATTTTCTTATATTGTTGTGGCTTTGTAAACATTATTTTTACAAAGTCAAACAGTTTAGTATCGTCTAGCATGTTAGTTATATGTTCTTAAAGGGTAAAGTTTACCCTATTAGTGTGTTAAATGCATGTTGATGTGCATCCACTTTTGAAAGATTATGAAGCATCTCTATTTTAGTAGCAAGTTCTATAACTTCTGGTTTTAGACCATGCGCGTTTGCTTCTGCTAATATTTCTTCAATTTGAATATAATCCGTTAATGTCATATTAGAATAACTTTTTACTTGGGTCTTTCTTAACCTTTTTTGTTTTCTTACCTACTAGTTTCATTGGAGAACCTTTAGGCTCTTCCGGGACATCCATGCCTGCAAAAGGATCTGGTGCGAACGTATTCTTTTTAGCTCCTTCTAGCCAATCAGTTCCTTCTAGGATTTTATCCATTTCCATAATAGATTCTCTAGACTCAATTGCACCTTCCCAATCTTTTTCTATTGCAGCATAAATAGCTTTTTGAATTGGATCTGGAATAGTTTTATTATGCAATAACATTAGTGAAATGTTTTGAGTAAGATTAGTCTTAATTAAAGTTAAAGAACTATGTCCAACTACTCGGTAAATAATATCTGATAAGATGTCTTTAGCCTCTGATGAGAATAAGAAGTCAATTGTAAAGCCTTTGTATTCTTTAATGTATTGATTCCAAATACTTTCTGCAGTCTTATCAGTAATAGCGTAATTACGTAACTTGCCATTCTTCATTTCTTTTTGCCATGTTACAACTGATGCGATATTATCTGATTTATCACCTGTTAGTATTTTCTTGAATATGAATTCATCACAGTCAACTTCTACAATACTGATTTTATTAGCGTTGACCCAGTCAAGAATATCTCTTTGATAATCATCACGCAACATGTGTTGTCCACCCATATTGAATAACATATCATCTTCTGTCATATCTTTAGATGCTGAAGTTTCCATATCTTTACTGAAGCCTTCATAAGCATAAAGAGTCTTTTTAGTATTGTAGTACCATAGTGTATGAGCATCGTTAGTTTGTGAATAGTTAACTAATTGAATTAGATCTCGGTCACCTGACCATACAATACATGATTTACCCCTAGCATTTAGAGCAGCTGACCATCCAAAAATAACATCATCTGCTTCTGCGCCTTGTATCTGGTGTACTGTAACACCTTTACTAGCTACAATCTTCTGAAATTCTTCATAGACTGCATATACTGCGGTCCAATCAACATTACTATTTTGTTTACGAGTACCTTTATATTGTGCACTAGGAAATAGATCTTTACGCCATGACTTAGAGTCTACCGCAAGAACTACATCATCTACAAACATTTTTAATTTACGCATTTCTGATGCGAAGTCAATAGACAGTTTACGCATAAATTGCGCTTTTTGTTTATCGTCATCTAATAGTTTACCTTGCTTTGGCTTTGGTAAAACGAAAAGGCGACTGAATACAAAATAGTTACCGTCGATTAAGAGTGTGTGTTTTCCCACTTTCATACTTTTATTTCTTTAAATATCTATGTACAATATACGAAAAATAATTGACATAAAAAAATTATTTAACACTTATTTTAGCTTTTAATTATTCCTTGTATCTCGTATATACAACTTAGCATTGTAATTACGGGATCTATTACATGAACTCTTTGCGCTTGGTGTTTAGCTACAGAAATAATGATCTGTGGGATATGCTTAACGGATTGCAATTGTTCTTGTTGTATATATTCTATAAATTCTTCGCCTAATGTTTGTAATATATCATCTATTCTATTAGAGTAATTACTTACTAACATTTGGTAATTCTTTGCAGGATCCGTCTCATTAAATACTAATTCAAATACATCTTTATAGACTGAGTTGAATCGTTTTACATCACCTACTGTAATATTATTTGTTCCTTGTGTTTTATACCCTTGTAGTTTGTTAAGCGTAGATCTTAAATCTGGGAAGTTACGCCTAACAAATTCTACTAGAGCTTCTTTCTCAATTGTCATCTCCTCTTGTTTACAAATATCATATACTCTGCGAATATACTTCTTTGTTAACTCATTCTCTTCTTCTTTATCAAAGTCAAAATTAATAACTTCAAATCTAGATAGGATAGGATCTGGTAATTTGTTAATATAATTACATGTTGCAATAAATCTTGAATTAGATGCAAAGGTCTCCATTGTAGCACGAAGTGCTTTAAAGAATTGATCAGATACACCGTCAATCTCATCTAGAATTACTACCTTAAACATACCTGGTTCGTCCATTATAGATACAGTTGAACAAAAATCAGTAATTCTGGTTCTAATCACATCAACAGATGTGTCTGTGGACGCGTTGATGTACAAATAAGGAAGTTTAAACTGATTTACTATGGCTTTTGCACAAGAAGTCTTACCTGTCCCTGGTGAGCCCGTTAACAGCATATTCTGAACTAGCCCATCTTTAAACTTATTCATTACCGCGTCTGGTAATATTAATTGTTCTAGGGTAGAAGGTCTGTACTTCTCTGTAAATAATTGATTAATTGATTGCATACAATATTATGTTTAATTGTTATAGTGCCAAGTGGCTAAAATGTTTCATAGATAAATATAGTATATGAGTATACGCATTGAAAAGACTGGTGGTCCTTGGCCCGCAAACAGATATGGTATCATCTTAAAGTACTTACCACGATTCTTAAGAAAGTTTCTAATAACTCAAAGAAATCTTGCAAAGTGGTCAGATGATGACCAATTCATGGAGTGTGTTTTAAGAATGCAAAGACCTAGATCTAGTACTTCTAATAAAATTTATTGGGATATGAGAACTGATACTGCCCTATCTGAAAAAGGATTAGAGCGTTCATATAATACAGTCGAATGGTATTGTGCTATTTCACTTAAACCTATTAAGTCTAAGTTTATGAACTTCGATCTTAAGAATTTTATCCATCCAGAATATTATGATGTGTTAGATGCTCCAATGGTAGATAGTCGTATACTTAAATCATCAGTTGACTTTCGTAAAAAATGTAAAAAACTCCTGCTCGCAGAACGAGAGGAGTTTCTTAAACTTGCTAAAAAGAACGCTAGGCGCTCTCTTTAATATTACATTAACGCTTTAAATTTATCAGCAACAGACATACCTTCATAAAGTTTAATCTTCTTAGGTAATTCTTCTTTTGCTTCTTCAATTTCAACTGCTTCAAATTGTAAAGAATCAATTCTGATATTCATTGCAGCCATTTCCATTGGCTCTGTACCATCTTCATAGTCCACGGTTGCGAACAGTTCACCCATTTTTATGATTTTAAATCTTCCAGGGAATCTAACATTCTCACCGTAAACTGTTTCACCTTTCTCAACAGCTTTCATAGCTTTCTTTAATTTAGGGTGTAAACCTTCTTCAATTACTTCAGCTTCTTCAAGTTGATAAGCATTATCATCTCCAACTTGATCAGCATGACCTGAGATGCCTGCTAGTTTCATAACAGCTGCTTTATCGCCACTGTAATTTAATTCATCATAACCATCTCCAAATGGATCTTTATCTATAGATATTTTCACGCCTAATTTCTTAGCTTGTGCTTTTAAGTATTTGTAATCATCTTCTGTATAAGACATTAAACCATTTAATGAAGCTTCAACTAGAATACGGTTAGGATCTAAATCATAATCTACGGAGTTGGTTTGTGGTTTTGATTTGCTTAATGCTACAGCCGCGGCTAAATCTCTTTTCAAAGCGTCGATGTCTTCAGCAGGATCTTTCTTACCTTCAGCCATTGCGATTTTAGCCGTTAACAACTTAACTCTAATTACTGCCGTATCTTTAGGGGAAGTTTCTACCGGTAAAGCATCTAGTTCTCCTTGTGCAGCATCTATAGCCGCCTTTACTTTTTTCTCATCGAATTTTTTATCATCATCATTTAAGTCCTGATCCGTGCTCATTGCATCCATATCAGATTCAAAATCTTTAAGCTGTGCTTTTGTTGAATCTAGAATTGCTTTAAGAGTTTCTTCACCCTTATCTTTATCTGTACCTTCTGCATCAGCAAATGTTGTTGCTGAAAGACCTTCCTTTAATGCATTATATTTTTTTTGGCTTTCTAGAGTGTCTTTCTTTGCAGCTTTAATTGCAACTTTTTCTTCGTCAGTTGGTTTTTTCTTATTTAATAATTCAAAATCAGTACCTTCAAGTTTAGCAAGATATTCCTGGTGAGCTTTAATAAATTCTCTAACCTTTGTCTTAGCTTCTTTCATTTCTTCTTTATCTCCTTCTCCTTCTTTTGCTTCTTTATCAGAATAAGATTTAAGATCTTCTGAAATTTTAGCCTTTTCTTCTGCAAGATATTCTTTTTGCTTTTTCGATTGTTTAGCTATCCTTTCTTGTACTCTCTTCTGGATCTCTTCTTCCTTGTCACCGCCCTTAGCGTATTCCAGTTCTATTGCTCCATTCTTTTCAATTTTTTCCATGGCCATCTTGTCATCAATTGATAACTTCTGTTCAGCCCATCTAAGTTTTAAATCTTCAGATTCAATAGGATTGTCTTTTTCTACTTTTGTAATTTTAGCAGTTATATCTCTAATAGTATTATCTAGTTTTGCAGTTAACTTGGCCGTTGCTGTTTTAAGTTGCACGTCAGCTTGAGCTTTAGCCTTATCTTGTAATGCATCTCTCTTAGCTCTTAGCTTTTGCTTAGCGGCAAGATTCTCTGCTGCATCGATTTCTGCCTTAGATTTTGCAGATAATTTATCATACATGTCCGCTTGCATCTCATCAGATTTTACAGCTAGCTCTTTTAATTTTTGAGTTTTAGTAATCTCTGCTTTTAACAAATTCTTTTTCATTGTAGGGTAAGTACCCATAACTGTAGAGTATGATTTTGCTGATGCAATAGATTTCATAATCTTAGCCATAAAACCTTCTTCAGCTTCATTTAGAGCAGCCTCAGTTAATTCTTCAGCAAATACATTAAATTCTAAAAGTACAGATTCTGTAATTGATTTAGAAAGTGCTTCTAGGTTAGTTAAGATAGCATCAACATCTTGTACAATTTCTGCTCTAACTTTATCACCAGAACTAATAATGGTTTCTGCTCCGGTAGGTTTAGCAACTACTTTATCAACTGTAATAGATGCTGTTTCAGTCTTGCCGGCTGGCGCTACTGTTTGGTTTGGTTTAGAAAGATCACTTGCTGCGAAGTCTTCGTATAATGCAAGTGGTTTCTTTAGGTTTAATTTTTTCATATTAGGTTTATTAATTTTCTTTTAAATTACTAATTAGATTATATATCTTCCTTTATTCACTAAAAAAACTACAAAAAAAAAGACCCTCAATTAAGAGGGTCTTTAATATAAAATTTAGACTATAAATTATAGTTCAAAGTTAGCTAATGAGAATTTCTCATATTGAGTTCCTGGGTGGAATCCAGCTTTAACTAATGCGTATCTAGATTTTACAGCTACTTTCGGAGCCATAGTTCCTTCAACGATAGTTTGTACTGATTCAGCCATTAAGTAAGGCATGAATACTAATCCAGGTCCGTTACCGTCACCTTTTCTACCAATTAAGATCTCAACATCGTCGAAAGCTACAGATGGGTCAGTATAAACGTTGATACCAGCGATTGATCCTAAAGGATAAATTGCACCAGCAACTTGGTTTATTGTTTGAGCCATTGGGTAAGCTACGAAACCAGCAACACCTTGTAAAGCAGATGCAACTTTTCCACCTACTACAGCGAAGTTACCAGCACCTCTTCTACCTCTTTGCGCGATTAAGTTACCAGCAGCTAAGATTGCAGTTAAGATTCTTCTGTGTGAATCACCTTTAGTTTCACCAGAGTTAGCAGTGATAGCAATGTCCATAGTTTTAGGAACACCACCATCTAAACCGAATAGGTTAGTTCCAGCGATAGATCTCATCGTTAATAAGATGTGATTGTTAATAGACTGAGTTAATTCGTTAGTTAAAACTGCTTCTACTTGAGCAACAGCATCAACACCGAATTGTTTAAGATCTTGAACTTGCTCTCTTGTTACGGCAGCAGCAACTTGGAAAGTTTCAGCAGCAACGCTTTTAGAGAATAAGCTTAAGCCCATTACTTTGTCTGGAGTAGATTCACCTAAACCTCTTGACATTGGAGCTCCAAGACCAAGCTTGTCTTTAGCACCAGAAAATTCAGGAATATGATCTTCTAAAGCAGGTACTAATTCAGCATCAGCATAAGTTACTGTTACTAGACCAGCTTCTAAAGTAGCAGCTCCTAATTTGATGATGTTTAAACCATCAATTCTAGAAGTTCCAACTTTTACATCACCAGCTGATTCAGCTAATGCAGTTCTAATGTAAGTTGGGTGTACAGTACCATCAGCTCCTCCGTTTGCAACGTCAGCACCTAAAGTTCCTCCTTCGTATACGAAGTCAAGGTAAGATAGTAATCCCATTGGTCCAGCCATAGGTACAACAGGTACTAGGTCTAAACCGATAGTTTGTGCAGCTACTTGCATAGCTAAAGGTAAAAGAGTTGGAGCTTTATCTCCAGATCCGTTTGCATTACCTGTTGGAAAACTTGTGTTTCCCATACCTGCTAAGTTCATACCAGGATTTAAAGACATGATGTTCGCGTCTTCATAAAGCTTGTGATTGTGACAGTATTCTGACATCCAAGCTAGTTTGCTAGATTCATTGATTCCTGTTGCTTCCTCAATAATAGGAGCCCAAGTACCTCTGATCTCAGCTTCGTTAATTAAATTTGCCATTTTGATTTTTATTATTTTTAATGGTTTTTATGTTTCTCGCGATTATTCGTTTGAAACTCGACTTGCTTGAGTGTTCTGCTTCTGTCACTCTTTTATCGTCGATATTGTTATTTTATATATATTACTTTTTAAATCTTTTGTTTAAAGCTGCAGCCATATCAGATACATCGTAAAGTGGCTCGTTCTTCTTCTCAGCAACTGCTGATTCGTTAACTGCCGCTAACTTTTCTAGGTCAACTTTTACCTCTCTTAGATCTCTAGTTTCCCAGAAGTTTCTAACTTGATACTCAGTATTTAGAGTATGGTATTTAGCTTGAGCTTTAATTTGTGTTTGTTTTGCTTCAGTTAAAGACTGAAATTTTTCTTTATATTCTGCAGGTGCAGATGACATAAAGAATGGTTCAGCGCTCTTAGCTTCAACAACAGCTTCAGCGTTTTCAATGATTGCACTAATTTGCGCTTCATTCATAAATGATCTTTTTGCAACCTTAGCTCTAACTTCAGATTTAGCATCTTCGTTTAAAGTGTTGTAAGATTCTTGTATGCTATTAGATACTACATTTAAGAATGCAGGAGCTTCATTTTCTTTAACTTGTGCAGCTTCTACTAATGCGTCTAATTTAGAAGCGATTTCGTTCTTGTAAGATTCTAATGGATCGTGTACTCCGTCTTCACCTTCAGCTTCTTCATCAGATTCTCCAGGTTCAGCTTCTTCAGATTCTTCATCTGCAGTTACATCTTTAGTTTCATCTTCTAATTCTTCAGCAGGCTCACCGATGTCACCTTTAGGATCTACATCACCTTCTTTAGAGTTATCACCAACTTCTTCTAAATCAGCTTCTTCTTTTTCAGCAGCAGGATCTTCTTCTTCAACTACTTCTTCTGCACCTTCACCAGCCTCATCATCTTCAACTACTTCTTCTGCACCTTCACCAGCCTCATCATCTTCAACTACTTCTTCTGCACCTTCACCAGCTTCATCATCTTCAACTACTTCTTCTGCACCTTCACCAGCCTCATCATCTTCAACTACTTCTTCTGCACCTTCACCAGCCTCATCATCTTCAACTACTTCTTCTTCAACAAATTCTTCAGCGTTTTCTTTATCATCTTTAGAAACATCTTCTACTGGATATTCTTCATCGCCTACTTTAAATGTCTTTTCGCCTTTTGCAATTGCTTCTGCTCTTGCAGCACCAAATTCATTTCCTTCTTCAACTTCTTCAGTTTCTTCAACCTCTTCAGTTTCTTCAACCTCTTCAGTTTCTTCAACTTCTTCAGTTTCTTCAACTTCTTCAGTTTCTTCAACTTCTTCAGCATGATGTGCTTCATCAGCTTCTTCAACTTCTTCAGTTTCTTCAACCTCTTCAGTAGTTTCGTCAACTAAGCTTTCATTAATAGATGATGCAATATATTCAGCGTATTCTGATACAGACTGTAAATTTTCTTTTAAGTACTCAACGTATTCTAAAAGATTTTTATGAGTGTCAGTACCTTCATTATGAGATTCTGCTAAATAATCAGCGAAATCTTTAACTTTAGAAATACCTTCAGCTAAATGTTCAGAGTATTGAATACCTTGATCTAATTTTTCAGCTAGAGTCTCAGTATAAGATATACCTTGGTCTGCTTTTTCAGCGACGTGTTCCGAATATTGGATTGACTCGTCTAATTTGCCAGCTAAATACTCAACATATTCTGAGAGGGTATTTACGCTTTCAACTATGTGATCGTTGTGAGATTTTACATCTTCTAACGTTTCGTCTTCGTTTGTTGCGCCGATAGACTCTTTAATGCTTTTAATTTCATTAGCTAAGTACTCAGAATACTTATTGAAATCTTCAGCTTTTACAAATTCTGCCATGTTTTTATTATTATTTGTTTCTATATTTGTTTCAGTAATTTCTTGTGCTACTTCAAGTGCTTCTTGGTTTTCACCATTCATTTCATATATCCATAAACCAGAGTTATCATCAAATCCATAAGATTCGTTAACTCTTTTTAATTCAGCGTTGGCAAATCCAGGATCTGCTACTAAATCGTAAGTGAATAATTGTTTGATTTTTACCTTTCCGTTAGATTCAACGGCTCCGGCTGCTCTTGATGAGATTTGTAAGGGTACTCCAGCATCTACTAGTGCTTTAGCTTGACGTCCTGCGTCAGTATCTAATAGTTTGATTTTACCTCTTACTTCTTTTGATTCTTTGTCGTAATATAATTCTTCAATTATGTGAGACACACTCTTAAGGGAAATATCGAATTGCTGAGGATGATCTAATTCTCCTAATAACTTAGAAGACTTGATCTTGTCTTGCAATGCTTCTATCTGAGGAACGTATTCGCTCTCAGTATAGATACGATTGTTTTTATTCTTTTGGTCAATTTGACCAAAGATACCTTCTAGAATGTAATCTTTATTCTCAGTTTCAGCTACGCTTAGTTGAGATGAAGACATTTCAACAATTAATAAGTTGTTGTTCTTTGCCATAACTATGGTTTATCTATTTTTATTATATATCTATTTGTATTATGCAATTATCTTAATATCTTTAGATGTCTAAATCCAGGCCGCCACCGTCTTTATCATCTTTCTTTTCTTCTTCACCTTCAGCTTCTTTTTCCTCTTCGGCGTCTTCGGCTGATTTATCTAAGAAATATGCTGTTAAAACATCCATTTCTCCTTCAGCAAATGCATCGTTTCCATATTCTTTATAGAAGTAATCCTTAAAATCGTTTTCAGTTTGGCAAGCAGTAATAGCTCCTAAAATTTCTGCAGATTTAATTATTTTACCAGAGTCTAACTTCTGATCTTCTACATATATCTTAGAATCTTCTCCAGCTTTTAGTGAATTTTCTGATACGAATTGTTCAAATGTTGTAATAATCTTCATGTTTTATATATCTCTTTTTCTTAGCTATCTAGGGTTATTCATTAAAAGCCCATTCCGTCGTCCTCTGGTTCAGGCTCATCGGCTGCTGATTTTCTTTCTTTTGCTTTAAATGCGTCGTTAGCTCTAATCTCATCATCAGATAATTTCAAGTACTTTCTAACTAAGTATTCTTGATCGAAGTAGTATTCTTCTTCCATAGTTTCTTGGTTAGTTGTCATTAAACTATCTCTCATACTTGAAATGAAGTCTAATCTTAACTGCATAATTTCTTGCTCTTTTAATTCAGCAAACATATTCTCTTCATTATACCTTAAGGCTACTTGAGTTTTAAACTGAGGATCGTCAGTAAACTCTGGGTACTTAAGACACATTTGAATGTATAATGGTTTAACTAAGATTTCTTGGAAGACTGATCTTAATCTTTTAATAAACTTACCGAATTTAATTTCATCTCTAACCATACCATCACCTGCTAATGCATAGTCACCGCCATCATCTTCGTATAAGAATCTGTTGTAAGGTATTTTAGAAACCTCTTTAAGTTTATCTTGGAAGTATTTAACTGCTTCAGTATCTGAAAGATCTGGTCCTTCAGAACTAAGAGTTTCAATTTCTGGTGTTTCTCCATCTTTAGAAGGTAACCAGTATTCTTTAGAGAATTGTAACATTGGCTTACCATCAGTTTCTAATGTTCCTGATTCAAAGTCAAAGTCAACTACCTCTTTATAGTTATTCATTAACTGAGCTAACGATTGCTTTGCTCTAGTTTTAGATTTACCACCTACAGGTATAATAAACTTCATTCTGAATGAAGCATTGGTCACTGCCCAGATTACTCTGGTGTGTTCCATAATTCTAAGTAGGTTAAATGATCTAATTAATCTTTCAACGTAACTAACTCTAGATGCTGTTGAAAGTGAAGAATAAGAAATGTAAATGATTTGAGAATCATATAACACTCTTTCTTTTACTGGATCATCTTTATATTGTACCCAAACTTTCTTACCATCATCTTTATTGTAACCAGGCATTAGAGTTACAGGATCTATCTCTTTAAAACCTATAATCTCCTTTTGGTCTGGGGAATAAATTATTTCAAATGATAAGTAACCATCTACTAAGAACTTTCTAAAGAAGTACCATGCTGATTGTTCACCATTAAAACCAAAGTAGTGATAGATTTGTCTAAAGTATTTGTTAAGGTCTTTTTGTACATCATCTGATACATCGAGTCCCATAATCTCAGGTTGGCAAAAGAAGTTTTTATCATCGTATACCACTGCTTCATCACAAAGTATATCTAGAATATCTTCTACCTCATCGTTCATTGAGAACCTTCTTAATTCATCTCTCTTTCCAGGGTAATCAGTATCAAAGAACGGTACGTTCTTCTTCATGTTTATATCTCCCATGGATAGTGCAGCAAATGCACCGTAAATATCGTCATTATCTAATCCGAACGGGTTCATCTCTCTGTAACCGAACTGATCTTCCATTGGACCAATCGCTTGAGACTGTCTAAGTACCATGTCATCATAACGCATACCAAAAGAACTTAGCGTCTTCAAAGCATTGGAGAGGCTAAATGGTCTTGAGTTAGAACTAAGTGGTCCGTTTCGTTTGTCAGTAAATCCTGCCATAATATAGTATTATTTCTGTTTTATATATCTCATTTATTTAGATGGTTTCTGAAGGCTGCTCTTATCTTGCCAACTGATGAGCCATTTAGCTCTAAAAAGTCGCAAAGCGCTATCTCAGCCCATCGTTCGTATGCCACTACAACTTGTTGAGATTTACGAGTTGTTGCATATTGTCTAATTGCAAAATCAAAGCCATATCTCTTTAGGAATGATTTAGCTCCTTGATATGATAATGATAATGGTCCTTGTGCTCTAGCGTTCTCCATTTTAGCACCTCTATTCTGTCCGTTGATATAGCCCTTATATTGCTCATAGACAAAATCTAAGAGGTCTTGCTTTACAGGGACTGGTAACATATTAAGATTAATACCCATGTCATTACCTGTGTCTGAGCGGTTCAGTGCCAATACTACTGGATTACTGTCCCACCATTCTGCTGCAATAGGGTTCTCATATCTAAACACATATATCTTACCTTGTTGGAATGGACCTGCTGATCTAGCTACTGCTTTTTCTCTAACAGCTTTTTTAGAAGTATTAAACCAATCTTCTGCTGCGCTAGCTGCTCTTGCCATTCCTCCAGCGTCTTTACTTAATTGTGATATGTTTTTCTTTATCTCTCCCATTATTTAAGCGTCTTTTCAGTTAAGACTATAAATCGCCAACCTCTGTTTTCACACCAGGCATTTGCATAAGCATATTTATCTCTATTTTTAATATACTGTTCTGCTAAAAATTTATAGGAGTTAAGTGCCTTTTTAGATTTCTTTAAAGGCGGTTTAGGTTTTTTAATCTGTGCTTCTGGCTTTATTTCAACTAGCCATTCTACTGGTGGCTCATCGCCAGTACCAGCTGTTTTCATATAAAAGTCCGGATAATAAATGTGTTCTTTTTTATCCGCAGTCCACCTGTATTTAATTTTAACAGGTTCACTTGACCATTTTAATACATTATCTTTAGTATCGCACATAATACAGAACTTTCTTTCCCAAGAGGAACGATAAATGATCGGCGTTGGGCCGATATACTTATCTGGATTTTCAGGAGTAAAATACCCCTGTACAAATCCTGAATTGCCACTAGGTTTTAAGTTCTTTATTGACATTAAATATTAAACATTCCGGATTCGCCATCACCACCTCTAGTGTTAATACGATCCATTGACATTGTGTTTTTATATTTCGTTGGATGAATTTTATTCCAGCCCTTTGCATAACCTCTCTTTGCAATCTCTGTAAAGTATGCAAATGCATTGGTATATTTAGGGTTAAAATTTCTCCAGTACTTAAGAAGGTCTAATATAGCAAACTGCATACAATCATTCTTGTCGTCTTCGTTTAAATATACTAGTTTTCTAATTGCTCTTTCAGCGATTAGTATCAACATCTTCTCAGCGTCTTTCGTTAACTTATCATCTTCTAAAGATAATACAATCTGATTGTACAAATCTTTGTTATTTAAATAATTCTTTTTTCTAGGCACAGTAGTTAATTTCTATTTGATTACTAGTTATATGAAAAAAAGCCCATTTGTTTCGAATGGGCTTTTCAGTCAGTATGTTAAGAGAGTATGATTATACTGTGTCTTCGGATGAAATGTTAATCTTATACTTTTCTACTCTAAATGGTTTGTTTTCTACAAACACAGTTAAAATATCATTTTTACCTGCTTGGTTAAATTCTACAGAGTCTACTTTAACAGCACTATCTTCTGCAATACCTTCAACTCCTGATTTTAATGTAGCATCTACATATCCATCTTCGATCGTTAGTGTATCATTTTCTAGGGCTTCAACTTCTTCGCTAATTCTAGTAATTTCAGAACCTATTAAGTTATCTGCTGCTTTAATGTCCGGTATGTTTCTATCAGCTTCTGCTAATCTACCCTTTTGGTCATATAAGAAAGATAGCATCTCTTTGTAAAGATTTATCTTTTCTAATTTTTTACCTGTTGATATTGCTGCAGATTCTAAAAGATCTTTAAACTGTTCAGTAATATCTGCTCCAGTTTGTTCTTTTACGTAGTCTATTGCTGCATCACTTAGCATTTTTTCAAAGCTAGCTAATTTAGTAGTTTCGTTTACTCTGAATACAAAAGCATTTTTCTCTGCTCTCATAGTTACTACAGTAACGTCTCCTTGTGTAGCTTCAGTTACAAAATCTAAAACTTTATATGAGTTATAGTTTTCACATGCTAATTGAAATGCTTCGATTAATTTCTTATCTGCATATTTAATATATGCTGATGCAAAGAATACTTCAGATAGTTTATCTTGAGAACCAATTGGCATTTCGATATTACCTGCTTTATATAAGTTTTCGTTTACGTCGTATGAAAATTTTACTGTTAGGCTATTAGCTTTCGCTTCGTTTATTGCAGCTTTAGTAAGATTGATTTCTTTATTAGCTTCTGTTAAGGCTCCGGATTTTTCATCTTTGCCATAAGAAATTCTAAGTTCTTTTGCAGTCTTTTCTAGGAATGTCAGCTTTTCAGTTAGAGCTAAATAGTTATCAAAATTTTCTATTGAACCTTCTTGTATTTTAGTTACTGAAGATTTAGCATTGTAATCATAGTAAAAAGAGATACCAGATTCGTTAATATCGAATATTTTACCTGCTGCAACTAGAGTTCTAAAAGTATCATTAGTTTCAGTGATAGCTTCAATATGACTTCCTGTGATTTTAAAATCACCTCCAGCTGCATGGAAGATATAACCTTGTCCTTGTTCTAGAATTGGTGATTTAATTTCTTTGTTAAATGTATTTGTCATTATCAAATTTTTATGTTTTCTTAATGTATATATCAATCATTTTCTTCATCTAGTTTCTCACCCCATGGAAATTGCTTTGCTTTCACTTCGTAGTTGTCTCCCATTAGCGCACTATTTGGATTACCCATGCCCGGTGTAGTTAGATTACTATTACCAATAGCAAACATTCTATTAGATTGTTTTCTACGTCTACTAAGACGTTTAATTTGAGATTCTGTTGTTAATTGCTTTCCTAATGTTTCTAAAATAACAGGGTCTGTTACGTTAATACCAGTCTCAGTTTTAATCCACTCTTCTCCATTAGATTCCCATTTAGCTGGTTCATAATTATCATAATATACTCTAGGAAATGCGGTTGCATCTAAGAATCCATTAGGATCTATATAGTCTCCAACAGTACCATTAGCATAAGAAGTTCTAGTGAATTTTCTATAAACATCTTCTTCAAAATCAAATGATGGTATAAATGAATTAATTTCTAATGAGAAACTAACTTTATGATTTTGTTTATCATCAAATGAATATTCAACAGGTCTTTCTTGTTCATAATCATCTGGCATCATATACTCAGATGTAATTCTATAAGTACCCTCTTCTAAATGACCAGCATCTACATGATAGAAATTAGCTTTGTACATTTTTTTTACAATAGCCTCTGTAACTTTAAATAGATCTAATTGGCTTGATACTAAAATTTCAACATCAACTCCAATTGTACATGGTATCATTTCAAATTCTGCAACATAGCCTTCCATTAGGCCATCTTCATTCATCATCATATAATGACCCATATTTCTTTTGTTAACTAATTTAGATGGATCTACTGCAAACGATGATAGATTTACAATACCTCTTGGTACTTTATCGTAATTACCGTCTGCAAACTCTCCGTTAGGATCACAGCTTTCGCCATTTGCATTAGAAAACAAGAAACTATCTTTCATAAAATTCTCATCTCCAGATACTGCATAAAAGAAAGGCACATCAATTTCTGCCCTTTCATCATTACTGATCTGTCTATAAAAACTAAGTTTACTATTAAGATCAGCTAATAAGCCGACAATAACATGTCTAATAACTGAATCGTCTTTGTTGAATTTTAAATTATATGTAGCCATAGGTTATATATCTTCATTTACTGGAAACAAAAATGGCCAATATTTCTATTGGCCATTTTTAATTAAATTTAATTATAGTTATGCTTCACAACTTCCAAGAGTAGGATTAGTATCTAATAGTTGATGTGCTTGCGCTGTTGTTGATCTAACAACTACATAAGTTTCAGAATCGAAAACGAGTCCTTCAGCGACCAGTACCTCATTAGCTTCGTATGCGCTAAAACGTGCCAATTCACTTGATGATGTTTTTAGTATGTAAGTGGTACTTCCACCACATGCTGTAACCTCATAATAGAAATCTGTAGGAGTAGGATCTTCTTTATTGCCACCTTCGTCGCCTTGGTTGCTATTTACTCCGTCGTAATTAGTCCAAGCTCCAAGAGTTGTTGCGTTTATAGCTGCTACTGCCTCTGCGTCATTTGCGAATGTTCCAATACCTAAGCTATTTGCAATACCTAAGAAATCTGCTTGAGTAGGAACTCCTTTAAATGCTAGTTTTCTAGCTGTTCCATCAAAACCATATCCTTCTACTACATCCCCAGGTACATAATCTGGAGTATCAATTGTACCTTCTGTGTTAAATGATTGTGTTAATCCGTCATTAATTTCTGCTGTATAACAAATAATTGAATGAAATCTATCTTCATCGGGTCCCATCGTCCACTCAAAACCTGAAAATTCTTGTCCTGGAACTCCATCTCCACCTTGAAATGGAGTGATGAAATTATCTTGAACAATCAATCTTGCGCCATGTTCTGTATAGCCAGGGAAGTTATATGATTGTGTTACGGGCTTATACCCAAAATGTCTTGCTAAAACTGCCATAATTTTATTTGTTGTTTATTTTATTTCTTTTATTATATATCCTAGTTAATCTATATTTTCGATAGTAAACTTAGAAAAACCGTTCTCTCTATATATTTGTATCTTCTTATCAAAAATCTCATGTGGTAAAACAGAATGGTTAATAACAAATGTATTTATTTCATGTTCTTTAATTACTTGATTTAAAATCTTCAATATGTTGTATACACCGTCATGATCTACTGAAGATAATAACTCATCTAGGAATAAAAGGTTTAGTTGTGGGAATCTTAACTTTAAGATTTTAATGATTGCGATAATAACAATAAAGTCTGCTTTCTTACGCTCACCTGTTGAAAGTGTCATTGGATTAATATCTTCACCTAGGTGATTAATAATACAATTAAACTTCTCATCAAATCTAATATGAAATTGCAGGTGCATCGTTTGTGCCATTGCAGCTATATTAGTATTAAGTCCTGGTAGAATAGTTTTAACTGCTAAATTCTTTACGCCATCTTCACCTAAGATATTTTCTACAACTTCCATAAAGTTATAGTCTGTATTTAAGGTATCTTTACTTGTAGATTTCTCAGCTTCTTTCTCTTCAAACTCTGTAATAAGACCTCTTAAGTGATCGAAGTCTGCACCCTCTGGAGTATCTTTTAATTTAACTAGTTCTCCTTTGAGCCCTCGCATTGTTACTTTATTATCTGAGATCTGGCCCTCTAGTTCTAATTTAGACTCTCTTGCTGTAATTACTTTTTCTTGTAATACATCCATCTCGGCCTTAATTGATTTAATCTGATCTGTACTAGATTCTATTTTATCTGCAAATTCTACTTTCTGAGTTTTGTGCCAATCTGAAGTTAACTTAGTTTCACATGTTGGGCAATGTCCACTCTCATATAACTTTAACTTCTTATTTAGATAATCAATCTCTCTTTTAATATCTCCGGCTTCTGTGCGCTTCTCGTTATATTGAGTATTGAAGGTATTCATTGCACCCTCTTCTTTTTTACGATTAGCTTCAATATCTAATACCACTTCATGAAGAGCTACTAGCTCATCTTTTAATTCTTGGATTTTAGATTTATTTGCAGTTTTAGATTCTTCTAATAAAGTGTTTAGTTTACCTCTAACAGATCCGATTGAATTCATTATCTCATTTAACTCAGCATCAAAAGCATCAATATCATATTTAATATCTCTGCGTTCGTCTTTGATTTGCTTTTGCATATCATTAAGAATAGAGAAACCAAACATTCTATCAATGATCTGTTTCTTATCCGAGTTAGACATGGTTAAGAAAGATTTAAAATCATTTACTGATAAGATAATTATATTTTTAAATACATGATATGGAATACCAAATACTTCATCTTCTAAATATTCTTGTACAGATTTCTTACCTGCTTTATCAAACTCAACTCCATTAATTAAGACGCTAAATCTATTTGGAGCAATACCTCTTTCAATTTCGATCTTCATAGTACCACATTGTAAACCAATCTTTACATGAAGTTCTTTATTAATACGATTAGGTAGATCTGCTAATTTAACACCTTCTACTTTACCGTATAAACCATAGATAATAGCATTAGCAATAGTGGTTTTACCGTGACCATTTTTACCTAGAGTTAAAAATAACTCTGATGTATCTTGTTTAAATTCTATTCTTTGTTTTTGATTTCCGTAGGAAGCAAAATTCTTAAATTCAATATAGTCTATTCTCATTTACTTTTCGGTATCGTAATTGTAGGCACATTGGGTATACAATTGTTTTAACTTGCTCTTTAGTCTTATAGTTAAATCATCATCTTGTTTCATACCATCTACGTACATGTTACATAAATTAAGGATATTATAGTTCTTATACATTTCCTCAATTTCATTAATGTCATAAAAGTCTTTATCAATATACGAATCTTCTTCGTAAATATTTGGTTCTAGTTTTCTAGATATATGTTGAATTTCATTAACCAACTGGCTCAGTGCATTGGTTGTAGCGATTTGCGAAGGCACGAATAGATCTACAAAGTTATTTCTTATTTGTTCCTTAAACTTGCCAAGAGGCATGTCATATAGCGCTTTAATATTATACCTTAAGAATTTAGGAGAATCGTTGTTCTCAAAGAACGTCTCTTCCATTGTTTCTAGATTTACCAGGTCAAATCCTTTTGGATTATCTCGATCTGATCTAGTTAGTTGGTAAGGCACTCCGACCATTAATAATTTACCACGCTCTTGTCTAAAGTGAATATGACCACTATAAACTCTTGTATACTTATCGTAAATATTAGAATCAGTACCATGCTCATTCTTAACTTTAGCATTAAGGTAAATACCTCTAACTTCTGAGTGACAATATACTATATCTGCTTGCGGGTATTCTGCTAAAGTTTCTGCTTCATGTTCAGCATCTCTTCTCCATGGCATTAGTAAAATGTTTTTACCAGACCAATTTAATAACTCAGGCTCTTTGTAAACCTGTACATTAGGAATCCATTTTAAACTATCGATCGATGAGATGTCATTTGATTTCTTAGCCCAAATATCATGGTTACCACATATTACATAACATGGAAGAATTTGACCTAATCTTTCAAATAGATCCACGGCATAGCTTAATACTTTAATATTAATAGATTGTCTATTATCAAAGGTATCTCCTACTTGTACTAGGACATCACCAGGCTGTACCTGAGCTTTTAAGATAGGGATAAATGTGTTTTCAAAAAAGTCTTTTTGGATATTCAGCCACTCGACTGAATTTGCTCTTACACCAAAGTGTAAGTCTCCAAGGACCCATACTCTTTTGGCTCCTTGTTTAATTACTTTGGGTTCAATCATTTAAAATAATCTTTTAATGTTCTTCTTTTCTAAAATACCTGTTTTGTTATCGAGCTCTTGAATAAGATCTTCTTTATATACGTTTGAAAGTGAGCTGTAAAATTTTGCTGGTTTAATATCGAAGTAAATACATAGTTCACTAAATAAATCTATATTAGACCACTTAGGTCCTATCTCGTCAATAATATATCCATATACATTATTAATGTCATTCTTTTTAAGTTTATTACATCTACCTAAATCATCTATTTCATTAAATACTTTAAATCTAGAAATAGTAATCAATTCATGGATCTTTCTAGCGATCATTTCGTAATGTATTCTATCTTCTTCGTCTTGATTATTTTTTACAGACGGATCTAACTCAAAGCTAATATTACCGAGTTCAAATTCTGGAGTGTCAAAACTATTATTAAAAATTTTATCATTTTTTGCCATATTGTTTTGTTTGTTTTTTAAATACCGTGAATACTTGAAGTACTAATTTCCTCGGTTTCGACTAGTCGCATATAGTTATAGTCTATGTTAAGTTTGCATTTATTACCTTTACCTTCTCCATCTCTAATCTTAAGTACCTTTAACCAGTATTCTTGGTTAGCACGCATTAAGTCGTCTTGGATAATACCCAACATTACATCGGCTGTATGTGAAAGACCTGCAGATTCTGCAACGTCGCCCATAGAAATATCTGAAGAGTTATAGCCGTTTCTGTTTATTTGTGTTGCGGTAACGATCAACCAGTCATTACGCATTCCCATAGCACGAAGGTCTTCTGCAATTTGCTTGATCTTCATATATGTATTCTCCGTATTTTGGTTACGATAATTAGCTAAGATGTTAATATAGTCAATAACAACTGCTCCTACTTTAATTTGTAATTCTTCTTCTATTTGACTAACGTATGCTTCAATATCTAATACAGTAGCCTGTGATGTTGGGAATTGTTTTACGTATAAAGAACCTGGAGGTGTAAATCCATCTCCAACAGTTTCTAGTCTACGTTTAATATGATCTCGGTTCTTTGCCTTTTCAGCGTATTCATTAATATTAATATTAAGAAGATTAGAACCTATTCTTTTTACGAATTTATGAGCTGCCATTTCTGCAGTAATTACTACAGTATTAGTTCCCATTTTGACAAAGTTGGCTGCATCATTTGCTAAGTAAATAGATTTACCGATGTTTTGTTCACCTGCATAAACGACTAAGTTACCGCCCTTGTCATAACCACCACCTAACATTCTATCTAAGAAGTTATATCCAGTACTTACTTTTTCGTTTTCTTTCTGATCATGTGAATCAAAGTTAAAAAAGTCAAGTCCTAAATCAGAATTAAATGTTAAATTATTTCTGTCATTAATTAAGCCTTTAACTTTTGTAACAATAGATTCTACATTTTCTGGATTAACATCTGTTGTTTTAATAAATTCAATAGTATCTGTTAAAGATGTATTGAAAGTTCTCCATTTAATCCAGGCTTCTGCAGTTCCTGTTAACCATTCTTCATCATACTTATCTAGATCTACATCAAAGATCATGTCTAACGTATTTTCTCCAACACGTTCTTTAGATTTAGGATGGTTTTGAACTAAGAGCTTTAAGTTTTCTTTAGTTGGAGTCTCATTAAATTTGCTATAAAACTTATTAGCTAAATAACTTAAAGCATCAAGTTCTTCTGATGTATAAAAGTTATATTTAATTGCCTGTAAATACTTAACTCTTTCTAATGAGAGTCTAAAGAATAATTTTTCAAAGTCTTGTCCGAACTGCATATTGTTTTTATTGTTCTATGGTTAATATACCGTTTTGTTTAGAATAAGGCTCCTTTTCCCATAGATTAATTGCTAAAGCTTGACGAGTACCTTTAGTAACTGTTTTAACAGTGTGTACATGTTGTCCAGCTTGAAATATAATAAATCTATTAGGTTTAGCCTTAATTACCTCTGGTGGCATGTCAGCACCGTCTGAGTAAACATGTAATTCTCCTCCTTCAAAGCTTTGTCCTGCTGGATAATATACACTTCCGATAACAGGTGTTACAATCTCACCGGTCTTTTTGTGCCAAGCTTCGTCTTTATCAAAATGAGGTTCTAAAAAATCATTCCATCCTGAGTTAAGTTCTTTAGCTGTTTGAATTCCAGTCCAATATTCAAATCCATCAATAGAAAATGTAGTTGAAATTGGGCAATGATCTCCCCATGCATATTCAATGATCTTTTTAGCCGTATTCGTAGCTGGTGAATTCCACCAACCACTATACCATTTAAATACACCAGGTTCTTTAAATAAAGAAGGTTTATTTAATTCTATCTCTGCTAAAAGATCTTTGTCTTGTATAAAATTATCAAATACTGCTATCATGCGAATGGGTTTTTTATTATTTTAAATGCCTCTTTGCCAGGCTCGTTATTGGTTTGTTCACATAAACCTAATGTAACTAATTCCTTTGCAGATTCTAATATTTTATCGTGATCTGCTTCTGGAAATCTATAAGTTTTTAATGCGTGGAATGTAAAAGAACCCTTGTATCTGTCAGGGTTCCTATTACTTAATTTTACTTCAGCTTGTAAAACGTCGAGTGCAGTTGGATAATCTGGTAGATCTTTTTCTATTCCTAAAATATACTTGATCGGTAGTTTATCCTTATTAATCTTCATTCTCTGCTTCTAGTAACTCATCTACGTTTAGCTCTCTATGCTCAGTACTGTAATTGAATAGTGGCTGAATTCTCTTTTCAATCTTTTGTAGAATCTCTTCTGTAAATACTTTATCTGTAAAAAACTCTGCATTAGGTACTGCTTCATCTAAGTGTTTACAAATCCAACCTCTTGCTGTAGCCTTAGGTGTTTTAACTCCCTTTTCAATACTACCCTTTGCAATACCAATATCTTCCCAGTCAATATATTGTTCTAGGCCAACAAATCTATTCATACCCTCTGTAAAGTGTAAGTGGAATTTGATTGGATGTGGCTTTGCAAATCTATTTTTATTTGGTTTTGCTGTTACAATAATACCAGTCTTTTCACCACCTTCTTTAAGTTGTGCTTTACCTAAGAATAAAACTATTGAAGCTGCATATTCTGGTCCAGTACCACCACCTGCTACAGTCTGAGAAATAAATGACTGTGTTTGATATGTGTGGTTAGTAAAGATAAATGGTATCTTAAGATCTGCAAGTGGAGTCATAATGATTCTAAAGATAGACTTTAAGATTTTAGATCTAGTCATATCTGATTTTTCAGATCCGGTTTTAGCATCATCAATTTCTTTTGCAGTTGCTAAGTTACCTGCTGAATCTAAAATAATCATTACTTTAGGTGTTTCACCACCAGCTCTTTTTACCTCTTGCATTTTAGAGGTAATTGTAGTTACTGATTGTCTAAACTCTTGTACAGTATTACATGGTTGGTAATTGACTTTATTAGTATCAATACCAAACTTCTTCATCAACTCTCTATCAACTGCTGCTTCTGAATCATAAAAGATAACACTATATCCCATATCAATTGCTCTTGCAATCGAGTTTAAAATTAGGTATGTTTTACCAGTTCCTGAAGGTCCTGCAATTGAACAAGATCTATTGTTAGGCCATCCACCAAATAGTGAACCACTAACACATGCGTTTAAATGATAGTTACCAGTATCGATCCACTCTGTAACTTCACTAAAGCTAGAATGTTCCATAACTGAACCTAGCGGATTAAGATCTGCTAGTTCTTTATTAATGTCATCAAAACTAAATGTTTTCTTTTTTGCCATTGTATTCTTTTGTTTATTATTATATGTGAAAAGCTTAAATTGTTTAGAGTATAACTCCGTCATCTCCGAACTCAGCCTTTTCTTTTGCTCGTAGTGTATCTAAGTCTTCTGTTAAATTATGAGCCTTTCTCTCTAGGTCTCTAATTTGATCCTGCACATCAGCCAACCCATGTAAAATTCTTTGATATTCTTTTACATATTCTTGTTGAGCTTCTGGTAAATCTTTTATATTAATTCTATCTGCCATGATCGCTTATATTAATCTATTGCTCGATGTGCTATAGTATCAATATCTTCATCAACAAGCTCAATAGTATCTTCTGGGAATTCTATTTTTAATTGATTTGGATCTGTCACGTTATTTCTTTGTGCCCAATAAACTTGCCTTACATTTTTACCAAGTTCTTGATCGTTAGGATATAGTTCTACTAGATCCATGATTTGTTTAAAATTATTAATTGGTTTATCCATAATGTTTATTTTAAAATAATGCCGAAGCATAAATTAGGTTTGTGTCTAATGTTTGTAATCCTATTGCAGTTAATACTCTATTAAGAGGATCGATCATACATTTTTCAAATTGAGTATCGTAATCTACTTGTGGTGCAATTTCATAAGGATGTTCGTTTGGCATATATGCATAAACTTCTGATATTGGTGTTTTACAATTGTAAATCTTTAGCTTTTCACCATTACCAATTACCTTATATTTGTTTTTATATTTTGAATTTTGGTTCAATAAGTAGTTATAGTAACCTGCAGCTTTTACATTTGCTGGACATTTAAGTCCTACTTGAAATTCAATTTGATCGTCAACAATATACTTGTCAATATTATTAGTTCTACGATTAAATGAAATATCATCTATGTTTGCAAGTTGAAATTCTTTCTTGCTAGTTTTCATAAACTGTACAAGTTCTTGAAGTTCTTCTGCACCTGGTGTTTGCTGAGATTTAAATAAAATCTTTAGTGCTTCTACTAGCTTTTGTCTAGCAAACTTTGGTGTTGATGATTGAATAGTATCAAAGCCGATTGTTTTTACCTTCTTTAAATGAGGGTGTCTATCAGTAACTTCTAGTTTATCATCCCATGCAATGTTTTGAATATACTTTTTCTTAGACATCCAAATACCATTATATGCTAATGATTCTAATTCAAAGAATAAGAAATTATCTGTGTTTCTAAGTTCTGCATATTTATGCATGGTTGCGGTAATATAATCCTTAAGTCTAAATGCGTAAAATGCTAATATGAATTCATCAAGTGGTAAAGCCTTCTCTTCGTCTTTCCAAACAATAGTTTCATAAAGATCTTGGAACTGTACGTAACATGAATCTGTATCAATATAGATTACCGCTGGTTTTTCAACTTTACCTTTAACAGTTAAGCCGAATTGTTCATGTACTTTAGTGTCCTTGTGCCAAAACTCATTTACATACTTATTAAGTATGGTTTCAGAATATAGAATTGCGTTCTTACCTTGTTTCGTAATAGATTCTGCAATATCAATATTGAAGAAGTGAAACCACTTGTTACCGAATGCACCGTAGATAGAGTTAAGAGTTAATTTTACTGCTTGTTCATAAGCGGTATATTTAGCAGATAGCTGCTTGTAATGACTTACAAGCAGCTCTGCATCTTCTCTACTAAGTTGATCGATTGGTTTCTCAGTAAGTGACTCTATATTCATATATTAAGCTGTTTGACAAGTTGAAACAGTTAATAGTGTTTGGGATTCTACTGATTGAAATACAATCTTAGAGTCTGAGATATGTACTTTTTGTTCTTCTCTATCTAAAAGATTTAAATACTTCTTATAGACAGTTACTTCTCCATTACCATTTGATTCTGGATTAATTGTAGCGTTAAATGATTTTCCACTTACAGCTACTCCTGTGCCATTTGCTTTTACGCTAAATGTTTCTTCTTTATCAAGTCCAAATAAGTTCTTTACTTTACCGATGGTATGTGTGTCCATGTTAAAGCTAAACTTAGTATTGTCAATAGCAAAGATAGCTGCTTGTTGGTCTGGTGATAAATCTTTAAAACCTAATGAAGGCTCTGAACAAGATAATGTAATTTCTAATTCATCATTAAACATTCTCAATGAAGATGCGATTAATTCGCCTTCTTGTTCAATGAATTCTAATTCTCCTTTAATAGCGTCTGCATCAAAGTGTTTGATAGCTTCGATAACCTTTGCTCCTTCAAAGAAGGCAACCTTCATTTCTAGGTCAGTATCAGGCCATTCGCTGATTTGAAAAATCTTATCACATTCAACGGCATGTGATTTTACAGCATCTCTTTGTGGGAGATATACTGCGGAAGTTATTTGTCCATCTTTGATTTTCATGTAGACAAATGAGTCAATTAGTTTAACTCGGTTAATAAAACCTGTTAAAGCGTGTTGGTCAATTCGATCAATTTGTAGTTTCATCTAAATATATTTTTGTTTGATAGTTATACTAGTAAAGTGCTAGTTTGTTTCATTAAAAAAGCCCAGGATCCTAGAAACCTGGGCTTTAAACCAAATTAGATTTAGCTTAGAATTTTAAGCCGAACCCAATTTGAAGGTTAGTTGTTTCAGCTCCTAAATCGTAAACGATTTTTGGATCTACAAACATTGCTCCTTTGTGGAACTCAAACATTTTACCTACACCTAATTGAGCTTGATCGAAATCAAAGTCGTTTAGTGCAACGTAGCCAAAGAATCCTTTATGGAAGTATCTTCCTTCTAGACCTAAGACCATGTCTTCTGTTGAGTCTGCTTGTGTCAAATTCATTCCAACCATATAGTTGTCAGAAAAAGCATAGCCAATTGTTGGCTGGATTGATAACTCAGTCCATGCCGTGTTAGTAATATCGCCAGTACCTACGTACCAGTCACCTTTTGCGTTTTGCGCGTTTGCACCTAAAGTTGTTAAGACAACTAGTGCCATTGATAAAATAAAATTTTTCATAATAAATTAATTTGGTTTGTAAAATCTTCTACTCAGTCTGCAGTTTGCAGTATTCTAGGATTAGATGTAGAAGTAACTGCTACTTGTGTTTGAGCAGTATGGGTTAATATTTTTGTTAACGAATGATTGTTCATTTCTTTGTTAATGTAACAGTTTATACAGAGTATCTGTGCTTTGTTCCAAAAATAATTAACAAACTTGTAAAAAAAGTAAGGCCAGGAAGTAGCGAACCCCTGGCCTTGATCCGAGAACTATCTCGGTCCTAAGAAGTGGACTTAACCACAACTAAATTATTATCCGTCGCAGCTTAAGCAATCTGGATCCATTGCTGCTTGTGCAATATCTCCTCTTAATACGGATTCTGTTCTCATATAATAGAGAGTTTTAACTCCTTCTTTAAAGGCTTCTAAATGTACTTTATTAATAAACTTAGAATCTGCTTCATTAGGGAATGCTAAATTTAAACTTACAGCCTGATCAACATATTGTTGTCTAATACCTGCTTGTTTTACCAATTCTAATTGATTAATTTCTTTAAATGTTTTAAAGATATTCTTAATAGGCACGTATTGGTCTTGTTCTAATTCAGGTAAAGCGTCTAATTTATTTTTAGTAATTATATTTTCTTTATTTGTAATACTAGTAGCTACTTTAACATAGTAATCTTCAATAAATTCTAGTCCTTGTACAGAGCCGCCATCTGTTAAGATTTGATCCCATGTTTTTCTAGTATTCTTATTAATAAGTCCTAAGAAACCTTCTAATACTGGATTCTTTCTAATAAATGTACCCTTTGCAGTTTGTTCTGTGAACACGTTAGCCGCCCATGGCTCAATACCTGCAGATACATTACCCGCTAGTTTTGAGTTGCTTACAGTCGGTGCTATAGCTCTCAGGTGAGTGTTTCTCATTCCTGTACCTTTACACCATAATGGTTCGCCCATTTCTAATGCCATATCTCTTGAAGCCTTTTCACTTTCAGTTTCTAATTGCTTAAAGATCTTTCTAGTTTCAAATTGTGCTGATAAGCCTTCAAATGGAATACCTCTTTCTTGTAAATAAGTATGCCATCCAAGAACTCCAAGTCCTAGTGCTCTACCTTTTTCTGCAGATCTTACAGAATTCTCAAAGCCTCTCATGAATTTTGCCTTTTGAACAAATTCATCTAGGACTCCGTCAAGGAACCAAGTTGCTGTGTAAATAAGATCTGTATTTTTCCATTCATCATATCTTGCTAAGTTAACAGAAGATAAACAACATACAAAAGAATGAGATTCATCTGTGTGTAAAGTAATTTCAGAACAGATATTAGTCATATAAACTTTTAATCCGTTTTGTTTGTATGCATCAGGGTTAGCTCTATTAATATTGCCCTTAAACATCACGTATGGTTCACCAGTCGCTTTTCTTTTTCTTAAGACTGCAATCCATCTCTTTCTAGCCTCTTTGTCGCCAGCTTCAATCTTTTGCATAAATCCATCTGGTACTACAACACATTGATGAAGATTAAGAGATTGTCTATTAACATCTCCTTTAGGCTCTCTAATTTCTAGCCATTCCCAGAAGTCACCATGTTCAATGTCAATATTAACACTTGCTGCTCCTCTACGCACAGAACCCTGATTGGTTGCCAATATAGTACTGTCGTATATTTTAGTGAATGGTACAACACCATCGCTCGTTCCATTTCCTGTAATGTTACTTCCAGCGGGTCTGATTTGATTTATACCGATGCCTACTCCACCGCCATGTTTTGCGAGTAGCATCATTTCTAGGTTTTTAGCACCGATGTCGTGAATAGAATCTGCTACATCAATACCAAAACATGAAATAGGAAGACCTCTTTCTAGCCCTGTGTTTGATAGAACTGGGCTAGCTAAGTTTAACCATCCCTTCCATATATAATCAAAGAACTTTGTTGCTAGTTCTGGTTTATTAAGACGTCTTGCTACTGTAGTTGATACTCTCCAATATGCGTCTTTTGGTTTTTCATCTCCAAACAGATACCCTGCTGAGATTGTTTTTACGTAGACTTCGGTGTTTGCCCAAAGTGGAAAATCCACCCCGAGTTCCCATCCTAAATGTTCTCCGTGGTTTTTTTGTTTAGTTTCTTGTGCCATATAATTGTATTAATCAAATAAGTTATCGTCGTCCCAGTTTTCACCTTCTCCAGCTTTAGCGTAGTCAGTTGGTCTAACTGCAAAAAAGTCTGTGTGAGTGTGACCTCCGGTTAAATGGTAGAACCATTCTAGTTGATCGGCTGCTTCCTCATCATATTCAAATGCTGATTCGTAACCTAATTCAACTAATTTTTCATTAGCTCTCTTAGTAATGAAATGTTTTAGATCGCTAGCCTTTAAATTGTCTAGGTCTCCGTTTTCAAAGATCTTATCAATAAAGTTATGTTCTAAATAAATGATAAGTTCTGCTGCTTTTAATACGTCTGCTTGAACCGATTGTTTCAAGTCTGGGTATTCTTCACACATGTGTCTGAATAATTTACATCCCATTCTAGAATGTAAAGATTCATCTCTTACTGACCACTTCATTTGTTGGCCAATACCTTTTAATAAGTTTCTCATTTGGAATGAGTATAAAACTGCAAAAGAACTATAAAGTGAACAACCCTCTGCAAACGCCGAAAAAATTGCAAGAGACCTAGCAACCTCATTTCTGGCTTGCTTACTTACCTTTAAATCTTTATGAGTATACGGTGCAGTAGTCGATGTTAATAGCTCAAATTTCTCTGCAGTTGCAGGTTCATGTAAAAAAGCTTCAAAATCCTCAAGACCTAAAGTCTCGTTTAAATAAGAATAAGCAGTTGCATGAATAGTCTCTTGTGAGCCGAACATCATTGCCATTTGTTTTATCTCATGCTTTGGAAACCATTGAGTTACAAATTGAGTCCAGTAATCAGATACTGCACATTCAGTTTGTGCAAAACCTAAAAGAATATTTCCGACTAAATGTTTTTCATGGGGTAATAGATTTTCATTCCAATCTTTTACGTCTCCTTGCATGGAGATCTCAGTGTGCAGCCAGAATGCTTGCGCTTGTTTTAACCAACCCTCTGTATAATATTCAGGGTATTCAAATGGTTTAAACGGAATTCTTTCAGTAAATAATGACATTTGGTATATTTTGTTTTTTAGTTGTGTTTAATTTTAATTATTACTTCATTTTAAGTAAAGGTCCTTTAGACTAAAAAAGGTCTGTCTAGACCTGATTCAATCTCTTAATACCTAATAAACGACGGTAGTAATACTTGATGAATTATATATCGTATTACTGCCGGGGTTTATTGAATTTAGAGCTTAAATTTTTTTGTCAATTCGTCGGCTTTTGTGTAATATTCATAAGATGTTTTCTTATACTCTTTTCTTTGGCCATATAAATCACCTAGAATCTTTTTAAGAATACTATCTTCTTTTTTATACACAACTCCATTTTCGCATACAATAACAGATTCATCTTTACGACGTTCTTTTATTTCTGCTTCTCCTACCATCTCAATAAATGCATCCGGTGAAATGTTAAACTGTCTCATTATAGATGGATATAGTGATGCAAAATCAAATGCACTTACACCACCATAATAACCCACAATAGGCTGTTTAACAAAAGCACCTTCATACTTAGCTTCTTTTTTACTGTCTGCTTTGTCGTATTCTACACCAATACGTTGTCCTTGCTCTGTTAACTTACGAGCAATTAAAGATTCAGTAACAGCCACCGGGGAGGCAGCTTTATATAATGGCATTCTTGTAATCGTAGCTAAGGTTAAAAGAACTTCCATAGATCTAAGTTTCTGATCTATGTAATAAACTAAACAAGAGTCAATTACGTTATAGAAGACATATTTCTTAAAGTCATTCTCGTAAAGATCTTGTAAAGATCCACTATATTGTATTTTACTAATACCGCCAAGCACTGCACCAGATACAAATGCTAACGCGTTAGATTCTTTTACAGCAACCGAACGATCGTACTTATCATATAATTGCATGTAATCTAAGATACCCATGTGTAGAGGTCTAGAGTCTTTTCTATCTAAAGCGCCAGTGATTGCAACCTTTTCTAAATCTATTTGTAAGATTTTACAACGGTTTACAATATACTGCCAGTCATAGTTAATAAAGTTCCATCCTGTCATCATAGGGAATTTAGGTAAAAACTTATGTAGGAAAGTATAAACCATATCATACTCCGACTTAAATTTGTAATAACTAAATTCCCAATCAGAATCATAATTCTTGAGATGCTCATTAGTGTCATCTTCAATAGCTTTGATTTGTTTAGAGTCTAGATCTTCAAGGCCTAATACAATAGCCTTTTTATCTGGGGTAATAATTGAGAATGTTAATATTCGAGATTTAGCTTCTTCAGGTTTTGGAAAACCATCTACAATTTCAGTCTCAATATCAACAAAATATGTTTTAGGCATATTAAACTCAAAGATTTCTTCTTGATCTTTTTCTGGTAGACCATCCATAAAGTAAAGAAGTGAAAACTTATTAAAGGATCTAGAAATAGATTTCTTAAGTGGTCGCCCGTCCCAATTTGTAGTGGAACGATCTTTCCATTTATCATTATCTTTTGCTACAACCCAATTCTGAAATTTATCAATTCCATATCGTTTAAATGATACTGTACCCTCTTTGTTATAGTAAGATACAATTACTTCTTTCTCTTTTTGCTCAATATCTAATAACATTAATAGCCTCTTTTTTGACGTTGAACATTCTCTTCTGCTTTCGCAAAATAGTAATTGTAAGCGGTCTTTGCGTCAAGGCCTATGGACGCGGCATAATTAATAAAGAAGTGTAGAATATCTACCCATTCCATATATAGTTCTTTTTTATCATCTTCAGATAAATCAGAAACTTTCTTATTATCAAATGTTGAGAAGTCTTTCTTCCAGTATTTCCATACTGCATTTCCACTTCCGTCTTTGATTCCACCAAGAGCATCTGTCATTTCGTGAATTTCATCAATTACAGCATGAGTATTACAGTGCCAGAAATTCATTACATCTCGTAATGACATTTCTTCGAAGTTAAAACCATAGGTTTTTTCTTGCATGTTTTTTTGATGAGACATGATGTCTGCTAAGTGTGTTGTTGATTCTGCATAGAAGTCTTTTACTTCTAAGTCTTTGCATTCGTTATCTATATTTGCCATCGCTACTTTATTTAATTATTATAGTTAGATTTACTTATCTGTTTCAAGTATTTCACCCCAAGCTCTTTCAGACTTTGTTAACAATTTTGTGTTAATATCTTCTGGTTTAGGGTCTCCACCTACATTCCAAAACCAGGCGCCAGGAGTACCATGCTTTTTCATGAACTCCCAAGCCTTCGCATCGTAGTTCATTGCCGATGGAAATGGTGGATTATATTGTGGATCTACATTTTGTGTAAATGCTTTTGGGTGAGACCATACTTCTGCAATACCTCTTTCGCCCTTCTTAATATTTCTTGCTACTGCAACTCCATTAAACTTAGCATCAGGCCAGGCTATTTGCAGAGACCTCTGTAGAACGCCAGTGGATATTGCTGACCATACTTCATCAGGGTACCCATGTGTTTCTGCAATAGTATGCGCGACCTTCACAGCAGCCGCTGTAACTAGCTCATGTTTAAGTCCTAAGGGAATAAAGAATGCATTGTTTGCTTCTGCCCATTTCTTTGCGTGAGCATTTAAGACTGGCATTGCTGCAATTCTTTTAAATTTCATTTCAGCTCCCATTTCTACACAGATCGCTTGATGATCTGAAATCTCTTTTTGTGATGGACTGAATAGAACAAGTTTCTTATTATACTTTTTTGCTAGGTATGCTAATGAGATACCTGCAAATCCATATCTAGGTTGAACATAAACTAGAGTATCTTGTCTACAAGTGCTAACTAGAATATCTCCAAATCTACATTTAGATCCAAAGCCCATCATGTCTTCTCTTACCACTTTAAATCCTTCATGGTCTACTAATTGTGGAGCCTCGAAAGGATCTACCCAGTCACCTGCTAAATCTAACCATGCCTGTTTATTTGGCATCATCAGATTTAAGTCTTGATTGTAAAGTGATGTTGTGTGGTTATTATGTGCCATATAATTCTTTTACTTTTTGTTTGTATTCTTCTACGTTTGTACTAGCTGCTTTTAGAACTTTATCATCTGATGGAAATGAAGTCATACCATTAAATGTTTCTAATAGCCCTAAATCTAACATAGCCTTTTGTCTACCGTATGGATGATCTTTAATAGTTGAGGAATTCCATAGAGTGTCCATATTAATATGTGAATAATCTGCACCTGGTCTTAGATAGTTTTCAATCCATCTGATAAAATCACATGCAACATCCTCAGCGTTATATGGAAGACTACCAGTATCTTCATAAATCTTAGTCATAACTGCATCCAAGAACTCTTCAGACTTCTTACCTTTCTTTTCTACAGGATCTGCAAGATAACCAATACATTCTACTGCATTAGTACCATAATAGAACATTGATTCTCTATTCATAAATTCTGGGTACCAATCACATACATCTGCAATAACTGCAGCATACTGGAATCTATAAGCTCTTAATCCGTTATCGGCATTCCACTTAAACATCCATTCTCCTAACTCTCTTAAATCCTTCTTACCACCTTCTCTTAAGTAGCCTGCCATGTCTCTTGCAAGTCTTGGTGCAAATTCACATAGGAAATAATCACCACCTTTTTTGTAAACATATTCTGGTTCTTTAAAACTAGCCATACCAACAAATGAGTCTTCACCTAAATCCGGCTTTGGTGGCTTAGGGAATGCTGGAAACTGATAACCAACTGACGTGTAAAAAGAAGTTGGGTGATGTTTTACCTTCTCACACATATCTTCAATAGACTCACAATCATGTAAATCAAATAAGATTGTATTATGATAACCAGATGGTTTAGTTGCGTAATTAATTGCAGAACCACAAACTCTATGTAGAATAAAGATGTACAAGTATTCTTCTAGTCCAAAAGTATCTCTCTTACCAGTCCAGTTTTTTGCAACCTCTTCTCTTTGGGGGTAAATTTTACCAGCCTGCATGTGTTTCCAATAGGGATGCTCTGGAGTCCAGCCATAAAATACATCATTTATGATCTGGCTAAAACCTGCGTACTTTCGTTCAACGACATCATATAGCTGAATCTGTTCCATTAGCGGATCGTTCATTCCACTATCGGCATGATCTACCATACCTAGATTTGAACGCTCTTGTTGCTTTAATGCCAGGTCATAATACCTGATGAACTCATCATAATATTTAGTTGTCTTAATTTGAACTTTGTTACTCATTCACTTCTATGATTTCCCAATTGAAAGCACTTCGGTTTCTTTGGTATTGTGACATAGACCACTCTATATCTTCGGTTTTTATTTCGATAACATGTGGTGCTGCTGCACACATTTTAGATTCGGTTATTGGTGTAATTTGGATTTGGTATGTTTTCATTTTAAAATAGTGCGAGTGTTGCTTTGGTTAGTTTTGAGTTAGGTTCATTTTTAACTAGATCCCAACGATAATACTCTCGTGCAATATGAACTGACTTAGGCTTTTCCATAACATCAAATGTTAACTCTCCAAAAGAGTTTAGGTAAACATCCGGATGTCTCCAAGTCTTCCAGTCATTTCTTTCACACATATCGGTTACCATTTGATTAAACTGTTTTACCAGTTCAGTTCTTTCAGCCCAACTACCTGCAAATGGAGTATCTTTATAGTACCCTGTTTTTGGTAGAGGTCTGGATTCATTTTCAATTGGTAGAGCTTGAACAACTTCAATATTATCAATTTCTAAATCGATTAGTTGTTGTTCATAAATAGCCATCATATCTTTTAGAGCTTTGCTAGGATTAGCTTGTCTCATAAGATGATGTCTAATATCTATATTCCCTAGATAGATCCTAAGCTCTTGGATTTCTTCTGGTACATAAGAACGAAGGCCTCGTCTTAACGTACCGAATAGAGTTAATCCATCATTTCGATCGGTCATATACCCTGGGGTATATTGACTAAAAGAATGTGAGTCTCCAAAGCAAAGCGACTTTGTCTTTTGGATTCGGTCTACTCTGGGAATACTAGCGCAGATTTCCTTAGCATCTTCTATACGAACCTCTAGGGTTTTAAAAAGATCTGAACCTGTCTTTAAACGTTTCTCAATTAGAGTACCTACACAAGGCATATCGTGATGTAGTGAATACATCCTAACACCTTTTGAAAATAATCTAATTACTTGATTGTATAAATCATCATTAGCACCTCCAAATATATTGAAGTTGCCTTTAAATTCCATACCATGTTCTAATAATATTACATGGAAATTCTCTTCCCAATGAGTTACAACATCTGTAATTACTGTAACATCAGTATATCCAGCTGCAGTTAATTGGTTTGCAAGTTTAAAAGCCCAACCTGATTTATGTGATTGTGGCTTCGGACTTAGTTTACCTACTAGAGCTGCAATACCTATTTTAGTATTTTTATCTTTCTCTAAATCAGTAAAATATATTTGGTTATTGGTTGTCATCGATTCCAGCATCTGCATCAGTTAAATTAATAGGCTTTTCAGTATCGCCATAGCCATACTTCTTAATATAATTATCTAAGCCGCCAATATATGCGACTGCATCTAGAAGATTATCCTCTTTATAGTTGTAAGAGTGTCTGCTTAATTTAAGTGCAACAAGTGCTGCATACATGTCGGCTCCAGTAAATTCTTTACCTGTCATGCCTGAACAAACCATGGCAGCTCTTCGCATGCCTTCTTCGAAAGGACCATATTGGCGTTCTTTCTCTTCTGATCTGTGGTTAATGATTTTGTCTGCTTCGTTTAATATGTTCATAGAACTAGATTTAATTAATCTTTATAGAGGAATAGCCTCGTTTGTTTCACTATAATTCGTAGATAACTGGAACTAAATTCGAGATAACCAAGTACTCATACGGGAGCGCATCAACAAAATAGTGGTTATCGTCATAGTCGATCACTTTCATATTAGTATGTCCAACGACTTGTATAATAGTATCATTAAGAGGATTACGTCTTAGGGCTTGAGGTCTAATCCACATTGGACCTTCACCATCATAATTACCATACATTTCCATACCACTATGATTAAACGATCTCTTATCATAAGACCATAGATCATTAATTTGTTCTGGGATATTACCACCTTCTGGGAAATTGGCCTCATACCACACTTTCGAAACGCCAGCATGTGTAAATAAAAACTTATCTACCTGATATGCTACTTGTAAATGTTCTTTAGTTTCTTTTAAGAGTTCACCAATTTCTGGTGCGTGCCATACATTATATCCACCGTATCTTCCACCACAATCTGACATATAGTGAAAGTCATGATTACCGATCAGCATAGTTACTTTAACATCAGTAGATTCCTTCCATGCAATAATCTCTTTGTAATTATAGATTTGTTCTACATGTGAAACTGAGAATGAATCAAAATAGTCTCCAATGAATACAAACTCAGTAGCATCAGGATTCAGCTCGATAATCTTCTTCCAACTCACGTGTCCGTGAATGTCTCCTATTACTACTATTTTACTCATCATTTTTACCTTTATGCTTCTTAGTACGTCTATATTTCTTTTTGTTTCTCACTGGAGTCGGCATACGCAAAGCATCTAACCACTCTTGTAGTGTTAGATTTACTTCTTTTAATTTTTTGCTTTTGTCGTCCATGGTTTATAGTACTAATATACGAAAAATAATTGACATAAAAAAATCTAGAGGCAATTATTTTGCAAGAATTGCAAACTTTTCTGCTTCGATCTGTTTGATCTTAAGTGCAACATCCGGGCCTTTAACTCCGAATTCCTTCATAACATCTTTACCATTTGTAGATGGCTTGTATTTAAAAAAGGCTTTAATCATTTTAGCATCTAATCTATTAATCTTTACAAACTCTAAAATAACCTTCTTATCAAGTCCGCTATTTTTAAATTGCTTATGTGTATCAAACACATTCGCTGGATCAAATGTCATTAAGTTCTTTAAGAATACAACTGCACTAATTTCATCATTTGAAAATGTAGCCTTGTTCATTTCTTTCTTAAGAATATCTGTATCGTTTGCCATAAACAAATGAGTCAATTGAATTAACCAATTATTTGTATCGATAAACTTTTCGCTAATAGGCAATGTCGGGAACATGATATTCCATAGCTTAAATTCAGAAACCATTTCTAAGTATTTCTTAGCAGACTTTGCAGTCGTTACTGATTTCTTAAATTCATCTCTGATTCTTTCTGGGCTAATACCTTCTAAACTATTATCTGTTAGAATTGCTTCTGCAGTTTCTTTTTCTAATTTACTTCCAGTTCTACCAGCAAATCTTAAGGCTCTTAATTTTCTAAGTGGATCTTCTGCAAATCTATCCGCAGCAACTCCAACCGTTCTAATCTTTGAGTTCTTTATATCTTCTAAGCCACCTACAAGATCCACAACCTCTTCTCTACCCATGTCATAGAATAATGCATTAATAGTTAGATCTCGTCTTAGAACGTCCTTATCTATTGTAGAGTACTCCACGGCATCAGGTCTTCGGCCTTTACCAATATCTTCTCTAAATGTTGCAACCTCAACTCCAGCTGGATCTGATGGTACGTTTACAATAACCACACCAAATTGATGTCCAACTTCTCCGGTGGTTGTGTAACCTGCATTAGTAACTATTTCAATAACTTCTGCTGGAAATGCATCTGTTGCTAAATCAAAGTCTTTTGGCTTCTTACCAAGTAGTGCATCTCGAACTGCACCTCCAACTACAAAAAGTTCTTTACCATTCTTTTTAAATAGTTTATGCAGATCTAATATATCAGAAGGCACATTCATCTTAAGTGAATTCTTTGCCTCTGTTAAAAGTCTAAAATCTGTGAAGTTTTGTAAGTTCATTAATTATATATCTTGTTTATTACAGTACTAACATAATAAAAAAGCCTGAAACTAAAAAGTATCAGGCTTATTATTTTATTAAAGTTATTAACAATTATCCCATTGCTGCTTCAATGTCCCATTGAATTCTTTGTAATGGATCGTCGCCTCTAAATTCTTTCTTCACCCATGCAATTAATCCAGGTTCGAACTTAGCATTTTGTGCCATTTCAAAACCAAAGCTTGAGTCGTGTCCACCTCCATCATTATCGTATGCTAGATCAGAAATCCACTTATCATACTTCTTTTGGTTCCACTTTACTTTCTTAATTTTTTTAGCATGAGGTCCGTCTCCTAATGTAGAAGTGGCAGCCATGTAACTTCCAGGTTTAAATACACCAAGATCTTTACCAGTCTCATCGTACTTGATTTCTTTTCTAAATCTTCTTAATGAATATTCACCACCTTTAAGCTGTGTTCTAGGAACTACTTCTCCTTGAGATGCACCAATAGCTATTTTTCTTTCTTCAGCTTTTTTAGGATCTGTTTCAAAATGTAGATCTCTAACTGCATTTTCAAATAAAGCCGCTTCATAAATATTATCAACCATCGATTCATTAACAAACGTTGAGAATTGTGTATATAAATTAAAAGATTCCATTTCTAATTTCTTTTTTGTATTATCCTTCTTAGCCTCTTCTTCATCATCATCTATATCTGCTACTGAAAGAACGTCTCCAGAACCTACTGTAGTTGCTGTTGGTAAAACTGGGTCTCCAATACCTCCAATAGTCATACCTGGATTTAAAGATACTGCTCCTGCTGAATTTTCTTCTAATGATTTATCTTCTGACATAGTGTTTTGTTATATTACCAAGCGTAATCAAATCCTTCGATTTTAGCTATTTTTTCTTTAAGTGATAAAGCGTAATTCTTAATCTCTCTTTTATACCAAGATTCAGATGAACCAAATCTTTTTTCAGATTCTTCTTCTTGTCTAACATAATCACAGTATCTAGAATAATCATCTAATATATTTGACATGTGATTAGAAGCATCTCTAAGTTTTACTTCTTTACCTTTTGCGTTTTCACCAATTTTGATTTCCTCATATCTAGTCTTTTTACCACTAGCTAAACCTGCTTTAATTTGATCGGTTAACTGGTCGATTGCATCTGCTACCATTTTATCTAATGGCATTGTTGCAGCCTTAGTAGCTAGAATTTGGTGGTATCTGTCGTTGTTAGCTTTCTTAAAGTCTTTATCATTTGTAAATGCAATTGCACCACGTTTAGCTTCAGCTCTAGCTGCTCTTAATTGTGCAGTAGAATACTTTTGTCTAATTAGGTCTAGGTTAATAACAAGAACTCTATCAGAAACTTCTGCGATTCTTTTACCATTATTAAGTCCAGTTCCTGACCAGCCTCTGTATTTATGTGATACACCAACTTGGCCATCTTTACCTTTTTTACCGTCTTTCTTAAATGATTTATTTCTTGAATATCTAGACCAGTCATTAGTATAGAATTCTCTATCACCAGACATTGCTGCTATTAAAAGACCTCCACCTGGTACAGTTTTTAAAGCACCATAACCAGCATCATAAGGAGTATATGGATTTTCTTTTTCGTTATCAGATATAAAGAATAGTATATGCTTTGATCCACCGTGTTCTTTAAACACCTTAGTTGGATCATTACTTACGATCATATCCTCATCACCTACTTTATCTAATGCAACCTGAGCTAATTGGTAAAAACCACCAGCTAGTGACTTTAAATTTTGCTTACCGTATTTACCTTCTTTGTTACTCATCAAAACGCTAGCTAGTAAGCTACTACCTAATGCTTCGTTTAAGAATCCGTTTGCTCCAATAAAGTCAGAGAATGATTCATGTAAAAATGTATTTTCCATATCTGTTGTTTGTGTTTTAATATTTTCTAGAAGACCGATAGCAATACCATTGACTTCTCTATCTCCTTTGTCAACATACTTTTTATTAAGGATCATAAAGGTAAATCCATCTGCTGTTACTTGGTAATGTGGCATCATGCCTGTACCAAAGTCGTATTTATATTTAGCTGCTTTTAATTCTTTACCAACGTCCATAAATGATTTAGCTTTACCTACTAATTCAGCAAGCTTATCTAAGTGTGTTCCAGCGTCATCCTTTTCGTTAACTACTGATTCGTCAATACCTTTGTAAATTAAAGTGTCCCAATGAACATCTTCTACCTCATCTCTATAATCAGCATATACGTCAACTTCCCAATTACCACCTTCTTGATCTACTCCCATGAAATAAAGATCTTTACCCTCATTACCGTGGTCATCAATTACATCATAGTCGTCAAATTCTATTTCGTATTTTTTACCTTTATATTTAACAACAGCATTAGGCCAATCAGATTTTGTAACCTTAATCTTTTCTTCTAGTTTTTCAGCGTTAGCCTCTTCAATATACTCTCCAAGTTCTGGATCGTCCCATCCATTAGGAGATGCTAAAACTGATTGTAGATCTTCTCTTGAACCTGTTAGCTCAACTTCTGGCCAACCACTCGGTCCACTAGGATCTAGAATTTCCATTGTAACTTTATGTTTCTTTAAAAGTTTTTTAAGTGTCTTTGATTTAGGATCCATTGCATCCATAACTACAGTAGCTTCACATATAGGAAAAGCCCTTAATGTAGGTAAGTCTAATTCGCTTAGAATTCTAAGACCCCACTTTGAAAGTTTAATACCATCTTCAGAAACATTAAAATATTTTGAATTAGTATTTCTCCATCTATTAGGACTTGCAGATACTTTTGAAATTATTTTAGAAAACTCTTCTTCAGTAATTACACCATCTTTCACTGCCTTTAAAACTTCATTTCTAACGCTAGCAGTTTTTCCAACAGTAGATGCTGGGTGGTTTTCAGTATATTTTCTTTTAATTGTTATTTTCTTACCTTCTTTTAAGAAGTCTTCTAAGTTTTTCATGATTATTTAGCTTTAATTTTTGCTTGATGGCCATTAGTTTCTGTATACTGAAATGCAAATTTAGACTTTGCAAATAAAGTACCCATTGTAAAGGAAATAAAAGTACCTTCTGGATTTTTCATTGCTATATTGTATGCATCCCCAGCAGAAGCTTCATCATCAAAAATACCAATAATATTCTTTGAGGTTGCAGATCCCATTCTAATTTCACCTTGTAATCTAACAGATTGACCATTAAAATCTACATTGTTATGTGCCATTAATAAATACTTAGTTGCACCCTTTTCTGGAAGGTTATCAGCATGTTCGCCAAATTCAGTTCTAGTATTAAAGTAATAAGATCCAAATGGTATTGATTCGTTTACTTCTTCGTTTCTTACGTTTCCAGTAAAGCTTTCGAAAGATTCTATATTATTCATATTAATATTCTATTTTGTTTATATATTCTTAATAAATTTATTGAATGTTTGAAACTCTATCTCGCTAGATTCTGCCACTACTCCAACAGAGTCTTCCAGTTTAGACTTTAATTCAGCATACATATTATGTAATGCCTTTGGCGTTAACTTCTTAAAGAGTTTCTCATCACCATCTAACATTGCATTTCTTACTTGAGTTGCTGAAATATTCTTACCTGTTCTAGGGATTTCAAATAAACCAAAATCATCTCTAACTCCTAAGTCATCTCTATATTCTTGCTTATCTACTTGATAACCATAAGTCTTCATTCTATCACTTCCTGTTCCCCATAATACTGGTTCGTATTTTGGTCTCATTGCATTAAACATAGTGTCAATACCTCCAGTTGGAATTACGAAAACTTCTTCAATTGGATATTTAGATTTTAAAGAGTTAATCATTGCTACTTGAGTTGCCTCATCATAAGGTCTTTTAAATGCATCCTCTTTTTTCTTGTTCTTAGCTTTTACTAATAAGATTACTACCGGGTGTCCATTTTGCTTATGAATAGTTTCGACTACTTTAGCATGGCCTAGTGTAAATGGTTGGAATCTACCAACAAACATATTAACTAATTTCTTACCTTGTTCTGGGTAATCTACTTTTAACGCTTCAGTAATTGGACTTACTTGAGTGCTAATTTTCTTATTAAGTAAATATTGATTAAAATTCATGACATCATTTTCGTTAGCTTCTGCCATGATTAAAGAGTCTATCTTTTCTATAATTGAATTAATGTTATTCATTAGATCTGCATTAATAAGATCTGTCTCTTTATTTCTTTTCTTTCTAAAACTACCTAATGTTATTTTAAATAATTCGGAAAGTATTTTATCTTGTACTAGAGTTAGTGTTTTTTCGTTCTGTAAAAACTTATGATTTAATTCAAACATAGGTGATTCTGAAAAATCTGCAGAATCAAATTTAGCACCAATATATTTAGTTGCGTTCTTTTCAATATAGTTATTAAAAACTTCTGACATTAATTCTAAATATCTTTTGTCAGTTTCCTCTTCTGTTAATTTAATATCTTCAAATTCAAATTGAGTTAAGTGTTCTACAATATCTAATATTGTAATTTGATACATGTCAGATGGTTTTCTATCTTCGCTTGGTTTTTTATTAAACTTCTCTAGTTTAAATGATTGTAAAGATTTGCCATCATGAAAATTAACTATAAATCCTGCAACATCCTTTGAAAGATTATTCATTAAAGTAGATTGCTTCATGTTCTCATTAAATATACTAAATACAGCTCTTGTAAATGAAGGCTTATCTTTATCTTCAAACGTCTGTTCAAATTCATTGATTGACATTGATAACATTCTTTTAAGCGCATCTTTTTGGCCTGAATGTAATTGACCTTCAAATATTACTGGAGGTGGACCAACTTCTAATATGCCTGCCCACTTCATAAGTACTTTACTATCTCTAATTACCTTTCTAACCTTATTAGGATTAGAAGGCTGCATTACTTGTATATGTGTTAAGATTAAATTGGATTTAGGTAATATGTCATATTCTATATCCATTGTTTTACTATCACCAACATATTCAAATCCAAATTTCCAATCAAATGGCATATCATCAACAGAGTCTTTTGATACAGATTTAAAGTGTCTAATTGCATTTTCATAATATCTAACAATAGTACGATCTACTACATTCATAGGATCTTTAGATCCTGATTTATAGTATAAAAAACCATTACCATTTCTTTGAACATGAAATGATGAACCATTAATTTTTTCAGTTACAATACATTTGTTACTTAATAATGTATCAATGTCTGAAATATTAGCTCCTTCAAAATATGTTTTTAAATTATGTAGTGCCATTATCTTCCGTATTTTATGATACCCATTAGCTGGTTAATCGCAGCAAAAGTACCTGTTAGTTTAAAGGTTTTTCCTTTAAATTTAAAGACCACGCCTTCTGTTGGGATGATCGACTCAATACCACCAATTCCCTCTAGTCTTTTTAGTTCTTTTTCAACCTTTTCAATTTGAGTAAGGTCGCCATTCTTTTTAATCTTGCCAGCTTCAGTTCTAATCTGATTATGTAATCTTGCTTTTTCAGCATCTGGATTAGCAGCTACAAAATTAGAAGCGTTCTTTAAAACATCTGCACCTAACTCTAAAAATAGATTCTCAAAAGGTAAAATGTTTTCTTTATACTTCTTATTTCTTTGACCATCAAAATCTTTAACAGCCTTATTTTGTTCCGGTGTTAATTCCTTCTTTAATGCAGTTAACTTAAGTGTCTTCTTATCTAAGTAAGCCCATCTTAAAAGTAAACCCTCTTTATGTGCAGGGTCTAGGTCTGCAAAATTCTCTTCGATTTGGCTTCTCCACCACATCTCGTGATACATTTTAACCTCATCTTGATCTGATAGACTATAAGTATCTCTCAGTTTATTTATTGCCTTTTCGTAATAGCCGACTCTCTCATCAAAGTTAATGTCTTTTCCTAACTTTAAAATTTGAGGGGGAATTATTGTAAACGTCTTTTGAACATCTGACTTTAATTCTTTAAGAGCTTTAACTAAATCACCAGCAACATTTTGCTTTCCAGTTTGATTACCTTCACCATCAGTCTCTACAATACCATGAAATTGTATAACATCTCTGTCATAATAGATAACATTAGGATTTTTAGAGTAAATTAGTTCCATATTAACGAAATTCAATCCGTTGGCGAACATTGATTGATCCTTAAGCGCTGGGAGCGCCTCTGCTAGATCTTTAGCAGCAAAGATATATGTTTCTTCAACCAGCTTTGACGCGTGGCCAGTAAACATCTTAATGATACCATTTAGGTCTAGTGGATTTATCATTTGCCCTTTATTTCTGGCAAACATTGCTTGACCATCTTTTACAGTTGCAAATAGGTTTTGACCATCAGTCTTTTCAGTTGCAGCCTCTTCGAAATCTAACCCACCTTGTAATGAAGATTTAACAATAATCTTGAAATCTGCAAAAGTTAATGAGTGGTCATCGAAAGGGTGCATCATGTGTCCTGCTGCTCCACCTTCAAATATGAAATCCTCCAAGCTGTTCACCTGGAGTTTCTCGTTTAAAAATTCTGTAAAATTAGTGTATATCTTCATAAGAAGTCTTAGGCTTTTTCAGTTTCTTCAACTTCTTCTTTTATTACTGGGAAGTTCTTTCCGTTAAATTCAAATTCTTCAGCATCTTCTTCAATTGCTTTTGCTCTTGCTGCTAAAAATGCATTACCTTCATTCATTACAGACTCATTAGCCCATATCAATTCAAATGCATCTACAATTTTTTGAGCAGTATCACTATGTCCGAATCCGTCTAAGAATAAAGCCATACCTTCAACAATACCGATACCTGACCATCCTGCAGCGTTTGCCATGAATGCTCCTTTATCATCTAATAAATTAATGATTGTCTTTTTACCAACTGGAACTGACATACCACCAAGGCTATCAAGTTCTACCATTACGGTTGTGATCTTACCTTTGATTGCTTTACTTACTGGATCTCTATAAGAGTGGAAGTTAGCATCTGTTAAAGCCTCTGCCATCATATATTTACATACTCCTAAAATAACGCCAGGTGCTGCTAACGCAGGGTGCTCCATAAAGAATTTCTCTATTGATTTATTTACTTTCTTAGCATCTCTTGCATTACCTTTACTTGGTTTGAATGCTTCATTAACTGCAGATTCGCTAACAGTAAGCGACTCGAATGCTGGTAAAAGTCCAGTTTCAGCGTAAACATCTGCCATATACCAGCTGCCATCTCTTTGGTCAAATAAATAGACAAATTCAGCACCCCCTTTCTCAGACGCATCTCTTAAAAAATCATTTATTTTTTTAGCATCACCATCTAGTGTGGTTTTATCTCCGTAAAAGTTAATCTTACTTGGGTCAGCTTCTAAACCAGAAGCCCCACCTTTCTTTAATAAAGCGCTAACGCCAGATCCATCTTTGTAACCCTTTTTAATAGTAGGTAGCATGTGGTCTGGATAACCGTCGTAATGCATGTATACTGCAGAAATCTTACCTCTTTTATTGATAATACCTATTTGAGAACGTGTGCCTTCTTCAATAATTGCTATTGCTTCTGAAATTTCTGAAGCACCTAGCTTTTCATAGAATTTAGTTTTATCCTCTTCTTTAAGCTCTTTAACAGAAGTTACTCCGAATTCGCTTAATAAAGATTTAAATTGATTTGCAGCAGTGTCTCTTGCGATTGATTGTTCCTCTTCTACTTTTGCTGCTTTTACAGCTAAATTAGACTTAGCAAAGTCTTGAAAGGATTGTAGTTTGTGTGAACTCATTTTTATTAAGTTTATTTTATACTTTCTTGTACTATAGTATTATATATCTCCATCAAATTGCACATTTTTTACCTCAAACGGAAACTTCTGTTCCTTATAGATCTTTTGGCGTGCTTTTGAGTGTCGAATTAAATAATTATCCCAATCAGGGGAGGATAAGTCATCTACAAAATCAATAATGTTTACCTCTGATTTGGTATGATGTTTTCTTAAACCTCTACCAATTGATTGTCTAATTATGACTTCCGATTTAAACGATTCTGTAAAGAATATGTTGTGGATTTTATTAATCGAAATACCGGTCGAGAAGGTACCATAAGAGGCAACAATAACCACTTGAGCGCCTGCTTCCATCTTTTTCTTGTATTCTTCTCTAATGTCTTTGTCGGTATTTCCATCCACGTAGTATATTGGCTTATCACTATCTTGGCGTAGCTTTTCATATATTCTTTTACCGTGTTCAATCCTGTGGAAAAGAACAAGACTATTGCCCCGTACTCTGGAAATAATGTTTGTAATGAAAGCAAGACGCCCTGTTGAATTAATAACATAATTGCTTTCAAATTTGTATACATCTTTGCTCTCATATCTATTTTGGGACATCTCGTAAAAAGCGTTCTTAGTACTTTGTGGAGCATAATCCATTTTTATTACCTTTACATTACAACCAGCAATATGGCCTTCATCTTGTAATAGTGCTGCTGTAATTTCTGTAATCACCGGTCCGGTGTGAGCCATTAAGGTTAGTCGATCTAAAGTCTTTGCCTTTGGAATTGTACCTGAAAGACCAAACCTATAGTTGGCTGCTGTACATTTCTGTAGGATAGTTTTAATAGAAGTTGATTTAGCCTTATGTGTCTCATCAATAATTACTGCATCAAACTGCTCAAAGTATTCT